GTGATTGATGGCGACACCTTCACGATCCGATCCGAAAGAATACGACTAGCCAACATCGATGCGCCGGAGATCGGGCATCCGCAATGTGATGCGGAACGGCGCCTGGGGCTGGTGGCGCGCAAGCGATTGGCTGTACTGCTCGGCAGCGGGCAGGTGGATATCGAGAGGGGCGATCCAAAGTCGGGCAGGGCAAAAGATCGTTACGGTCGGACGCTTGCCACGGCATACGTTGACGGCGTTGACATCGGATCAATCCTGATCAAAGAAATGATTGCCCGCCCGTGGCGTGGCAAGCGTGAACCGTGGTGCGAATAAGATCATGGTACGCTGCGTGAGGGGGAGTCGTCTAACGGCAGGAGACGGGTAGCTTTCATGCTTCCGGGATGTCCGGTTCAAGTCCGGTCCTCCCCCACCACGCGGAACGACGGCTCAAGGAAGATTTGCGACCGTCGGCTCTTTTCGGTCCATAATGATCACTTCGGAAACCGGCTTTCCTTCGCCACCTGCGATCGTATAGGTGAGTGGCACATCGTGTATGCGAAATGCTGCGAATATTTCCCGTACTTCGGGCCGGTCATTCAGCGACAAAACAAACCGCCCCTTGATCGACTGGAGGCGGGTGGCTATCCGGACAAAGTCCGCGCGGGAGAACACGTCTTTTCCGTAATCCGTTTCGCAGCCAAAGTAAGGCGGATCGAGATAGAACAGCGTTGCCGGGGTATCGTACCGATCAATGAATGCGTCCCACGGCAGGCGCTCAATCACCACGCCTGCGAGGCGCTCGTGCACCTCTTCCAGAATCGGGCCAAGCCGATTGATGTTGAAGCGGGCCGGGCCGGAGGTATCGACGCCGAATGTGCGCCCCTTGACCTTGCCGCCGAACGCGAGTTTTTGGAGATAGAGAAACCGTGCGGCCCGCTCCAGGTCAGTCAGGGTATCTGGATCGCAAGCGATCAGTCGCTCAAACTCCTTGCGGGAGGTAATCTGAAACTTCATCGTTTCCATGAACTGCGGATAGTGACGCTGCAGGATGCGAAACAGCGTGGCTACATCACCGGAAATGTCATTTATTGCCTCTGCCTTGGGCACCAACTGGCGACGAAAGAAAACCCCGCCCATGCCGACAAACGGTTCGGCGTAAAGCGTGTGCGGAATTTGCTCGATGATGGAGGCAAGCCGCTGCGCCAGTTGTTTCTTACCGCCAATGTAGCTTGCCGGCGGCGATACCGGCCGCACGGCTGTGAATAAAAACCCTTCTTGCATTTTTGTTAACCTGTAATGGCCAGTATGCCCGCGCCCGCAAGGGTCGGGGTGTGGCATTTGACCTACCGTCATGCCGGGCGGATGGAGACGCCAATCATCAACCGCCGCTTTTCGGTGTTTCCAGCACCGAAAGCCGCCCCGGACGGGGCGGATTTCCACAATCGCAGAATCGCGATTGACTCTTTTTTAGAATGAGAACATTTTAGGAACATCGGCGGGCGGCGCCGATGCAATACAGACACGTTTGGTGGTGTGGGTGTCTGCTTCACTGGAGCAGAACTATGAATGCGCTTGCGCACGATATTGAAATTGAAATCGACTTGGTGCTCGCCTATTACGGCGGAGATACGCGGGCGGCGATCAAAGCCTTGCTGGAGGATCGCGAGTTCTTGGCCCAGCAAATCGCCATAGCCACCATGGCTGTTAGCCACGGCTATACCCGAGGCTGGAAGCCAACAATCTTGAAATGAGAACGCCACTGCGAGAACTGCGCCCGCGAAACGTGGTGCGCTTTAGCTGTGCCAATTGCCGTCACTATCTGGAAAAGACCGCTCCGCTTATGGCTGCGCGCTTCGGAGAGTGGATTACTCTCGAAGAGATCGAGCCACGACTGGTTTGCAGCAAATGCGGCAACAGAGCGGGCAACTTCATCAGTTATGGACTGCCAGACAAATGATGCAGCTGAAATGGGAACGAACGGTCATCGGCGGACAGACGCGCCCCGGAGACTTCATTGCCTATACGGACTGGGGCGATTTCTGTCGCATCCTGAGAAGCGATTTCGGCCCCGACGCGGGAACTTGGAAATGGGCACTGGTCTGCACCCGAAGCCCCTTTCAGGCTCTGCCCTGCGGCGTCTGTGTGAACAGGGAAGAAGTCGTCACCCTTGTAAAAAGGATGTTTGAAGAGTTGTGGCGTAGGCAGCAACTGGAATTTAATCGGCCATTCATGTGGAACGACGGGAAGCACTGGTACAAATGAGCGGATACAAGAACGACAACGCCCATGTAGCTAAAGCCGGGAGAATTTACTGGCTGGACGGCGGAGGTGAACTCAACACCCAATCTGCAAGGCGCTTACCAACCGACTATTGACTTATGAGGGGTTCTTTGAACAGCATCCACTTACCATTTTGAACTGACTGGGGGCGAAAAGTGAAGAGACTTGCAATTGGTTTTACAAGCGTACTGGCGACTTGCTGGGCGGCGAACGCGCAGTGGGTTTATCAAGCGCAGGAAAGCGCCTTTGATGACAACTCAATGCATATCGCTGTTACCGCTGCCGGGCAGTATGGCTTTGGCTTTCGCTGCAAAGGCGGGAAAATCGAGACTGTTTATTTGACACCTGACAAATCGTTTGAGGATAACTCAGCTATTCTGATGGCGAATGCGACCAAACCAAAACTTCGGGTGCGCGTCGACAAAAACCCTGTCGTTGATATTGATGTTGAACTTCAAAATATTGACGATAAAGCTACAGCCTTTGGTGATGTCGATATTGATCTGCTCAAATCAGTTGCGGCGGCGAAGAATAGAGTTGCCGTGGTGTTGCAGATCATCGGCGATAATTATCACGAGAAATCCTTCAACGTGAGAGGATCGACCAACGCGATTAACAAGATTGTGGCTGCATGCAATTTGGGGGAGAATAAAGAATCTTCCGGCGACCTCGATCTTGATCTCGATGATGATAGCAAGAAATAAGAATCATTGGCCCCGCCGAAGCGGGGCTCTTTCTCATTTTCCATTCTTGATCTTGTAGTAAATCTGGACAAGCAGCCAGATGATGCCGAGGGCAGACAGCGCCATCGACAAGGCGTGTTCGAGATGGGGCATCCACCAAGGGTTCATTGCAGCTCCCGTTGCGACGGCTGCGGTAACACGATCGGCAATCTGATCTCTCATTCCCAGCACCCCGCCAATTTGCCATAAGCGTTGTGGCCGGCTATCGCCCGGCCTGCTGGAACGTCCTGAGCGGCGAGATATGCAGCGGTGGCCGGCTTAACGGGGATTACCTTCCACCCCGCGCAGTTTGATGCCGTTGCACTGCACCCCGCCGCCAAGCTCGATGCAAAGGCGATAGCTATCCAAGCCGATAATATTCTCATCAATGTCCACCCTCTTTTGAACGGCCTTCGCCGTTGCCTCTGCCGCCGCCACAGCAGCCTGTTGCTTCCCGTCATGTTTGCCGAGTGCATAGAGACCCAGCCCTGCAAGAAAGCAGGCAATGACAGCAGGCACCCGCCAATGCTTAACGAACCAGAGCATTGCTGTTGTCCTCGACTGTCTGCCTCAGATCGCGATTGTGCTTGTTGATGCGGTAGCGGTCGAACAGCCACCAGCCGAAAACGATCGCATTGACAATAATGCCGATGAGAGCTTCCACAGCGCCATCGTCGAGCCACCCGCGAGCGATCAGGAAGCCCCCCGCAATTTGTAAAATCTGACGGATGACCGGGATAAGAAGCGCGATATCCATCATTTGCCCTTTCCGAAAAGCATGAGGACAAACGTGATGATATGCGCCAGTAGTCCGTCTGGCGCTGCCGGTGCGGGATCGGCGAGGGGAGGCATCACGGTGTTTCCCGCTGCCTTTGCCCTGTCGAGGAGGGCTTCCACTTCCGCCGGCGCCACGAGTGCTTTGTTGAGCTCGTCACCGCTATAATAGCTTTGCCCACGGACAAGGTCGCGATGCGCGCCACGCGTGGCCGATAGAACAGGCAGGGAGGCCCATTCCTGCGCCAGCCGCTTGCCAAATTCAGTCCGGCTGATCTTGCCGGCCATGAAGTCTTCATAGCCGCGGCGTTTCAGAAGGTGAAAAGCAAGCCGGTCCTGAAAATCCGCACTGAATATCTGCGTTCCCTTCAGGCCGAGTTCCTTGGCAAGATCCTGTAGTGTGGCGCGCATGAACTGCGCAGCGCCAGCCGCTGATGACGCGGTGCCATAGCCCCAATTCTTCTTGACCCATGCTTTGCTCGACCAGTTTTTCTGTGCGTCGATCAAATCGCCGAGCGTCATCTGGGTGATGGGCTTTAGCAGGTGTTTCTGGCGGTTTCCGAAAATAACCTGATAGCAATGGGGTGGCACTTTCCCTGCATCGGTTCGATAGATGAAGTCGAGCAGAAGCGCCGCACCGGCTGGCACGGTTTTATCCATAGTTTTTCCTTTCGGCATAAAAAAAGCCGCTCGAAAGCGGCGTCTGGGGGGATAGAAATCAGATAGTGCTCAGTCCGCGAGCGGATCGTCGCTCATTCCGGAGAACTCGTTGTCGGCCTTTGCCGGAGATGGTTTCGTCTTCTTTTTTCGGTTGTCCTTGCCGGCACTACCGCCGGGTTGTTTTAGCTCAAGGCTTGTGGTTGCGCCGCCTGATCTATCCGCCTTGTGGCGAACGGAAACGATGCGATACTGCCCATCAACACCCGCTCGCGCGCCGGTCAGATTGAAGGTTCCTTCGGCTTGGGCTTCGACCGTAAGGACAAGTTCCACGTTACCTTCGCCGCCATCACGCTCGGCCTCACGCTTTCGAGCGTCCCCGATCTGTTCGGCTTGGTCCTCATCTGCCGCCATTGAGCGCACGACATTGGTGGATTCCGGCAAATCGCGGTCGAGATCAAATTCCACATCCTTGCTTTTGAAGGATGCCTCCTTGCGGTCGAAATACCGGACTTTGGCCTTGGTGAAGGTATGTCGGCCCTTGAACGGGGCTATATCCCACGAAATTATGTTTTGGCCGACTGTGCCGGTGATGACCGGCAATGTAGCGCCTGTGGCCGCTTTACCTTCACCACGGCGCGCGAGCACGGACTGGTCGCCCCTGATCTTGAACGTGCCGCCGAGTTCCCGCGCGATGCGCTCGCCAATGTGGATATAGCTTTCCCCATCCGCCGCCCAATAAGCCCGATGGATTTTCGCGAATTCCGGGTCCAGTTTGATACTTGCGAGCCCGGCGCGCTTGGCAGCATCGTCGAGAAATTCCTGCAAGGTCGCATCATCCTTGTGGAAGGTGAGAGGTTGCTTGACCTTGCCACGACTATCAAATCCCTTGGCAGTGACCCGCAGTGTGCGCCCTCCGCCACGTGAACCCGATGAGCGGACGCTGTCGAGTGTGCCCTTAAAAATGGAAACGCCCTGCAGGAATATTTCGATCAATGCGCCATCACGCGGCAATTCGATCTGTCCGCCGTTGTCATCGAAGGTCAGAGAACACGTATCTGAAGATGTGCCTTCCTTGTCCGTCACCTCAATGTCGATAAGGTAGGGGCGCATGCCTGACGTCATGTCCACGCCGTCAACGAGCACTTTCCATATGACTTTCCAATAATCGTTCATGGTGCTCATCCGAATAGTGAAACGACGTCGCGGGATTGGCCCACGTCCGCCGGGGGTAGATCAGGCAGAATGATTTTTGTTCCTATCGGAATTACGGTACCTAACCGGGCCAAATCGACATTCAGGGAGAGCGCACTTTCCAACAGGCTGCGCCCCCGCACGCCATAGGCGCGCCACAAGAGGAGATCGAGAGTGATGCCCTCGCCCTTGACGGTGACTGTTTGCATTTGGTTGTCCTTTAGAAAACGCCGAACAGCGACAGCAGCCCGGAAATTATCTGCTGACCCGATCCCGCGTCTGGCTGCACACGGGTCACGACGATAGTGTGCTTGACGACAAATCCCACTCCCCCACGGGTGAGGTCCGAATGGGATTCGGTTACGCGGGTTATCGCAAACCATCCAAGACGCACACCGTCGCCCCGCTGCAACGGGAACCGAACACCATTGCGCCGCATCTCATGTGCGATTTCCAGTTCATCCAGTCCGCCGATTTTCGTGGGCAGGATTTGGCCGGAGAGGGTGATTTCATCGTCACCTTCCCCGGTAAACTCCTTGCCCGGCAAAGTGCCGATGAGGGCTTTTGATGCGATATCGGCTGAGGAGGTGCGCTGCATTTCATCGACACTGAAAGGTCGCGTATCGATGGTGAGAGTACCAAGCATATAGAGCATCAGGACACCGCATATTCGAGGTCAGCATGTGCGCCGTCGAATGCCGAGCGGACGGATTGCGAAACCTTGGCGGCAGCCAGGTTCGCAATTTCTTCCGGTGTTGCTGGCGACTGCGCATGAATTGTCAGATTCAAGTTTACTTGCGGGGCAGGGGGCGGGTTCATGACCTGGACCTGCTGGACGCCGGAAGGCTGGGCTATGACCGTGGGCGTGCCGAGCAGGGACACTTGCTCCGGCTTTCCATCGGATGATCCGGACGGGCTGTATTTTTTCCAGCCGATCCCCATCGTCTCCTTGAATGTCGGCTTTGAGCCGAACGGGTTGTCAAAGAATGAGGGGCCGTCGAATAGTCCAGGGAGATTGTTTCTGAAAGCTTCGGCTCGAATTCGCTCACCGGGCGTGTACAGTTTCCTGTTGAGGTTATCCAACTCGCCGGTGATTATCTTCTTGCCGAGGATTTCAACGACCGCATTCGCTAAACCGCCCTTCAAAGCTCCTTTCCAGAGATTGGAGAAACTGAATGGAGCGGCTGGCGTGGTGCGTGGCCCGAGACCGCTTACCCCCGTTGGGCCAACCTTGGTTCCCTCCGACAATGCCGATGCCGTTGGGTTCTTGCCCCATGGTCCGGTTTCGCCAGGTTTGAAACCGGCGCCGGGTTTTCCGGGCTTTGGGGTATTCTGTGCTCCGGTAGAAGCTCCGGGGGATAACGGGGGGCGGTTCGGCGTCAGCTTACGCCCCAGATTGACGACGGAACGAAGGATACCGACTGCGGCGCGCGCACCCGACAGGAAATAGAGAGCGGAAGCCAGTTTGCGGATCGTCCCGGCCAGCATTCCAAACCCCACGCTGGCGAGCATAAGATAGCCGCCATACTTGACGATCTCGCCAAAAAACTGCGCCAGTGGGTTGCCCTTGATGGCGTCGTTGAATTCGCGAATAGAAGCGCCGAACTCCCTGAAACGTGCAAATATCCGGCCCAACTTGTCTGCGGCTTCCTCGCCATTGGCGGGACCAAGCAACAGGTCGCCCAGATCATTGATCATCTGGCGCAGATTACCGTCATAGCCTAGACCCGCGCTAAAGCCCTTGATGGCTTGCCACAACTGGTCGATTGGGGTGGCTCGGTCACCAAGCGATTTCAAGAGGTCAAGTATACCAGCCGCGCCCTCATTGATGGCTGGCAACATTCTGTCGCCCATCTCGATGCCAATGGCTGCGAGATTATTGCGCAGGAGCTGCAGGCTGTTCGCCGTCGTTTTAGCACGTGCTTCATACTCCTTGAAGGAGGAGCCAGCATAGTTTGCCTTGTCACCGACCATCTTGAGAAGCCTCTCGACTTCCTCAGTGCTTTTCAACAATGGGGCAAGAGCGCGCGCTTCCGATCCGAAAACGGCTTCCATGATCGAAATCTGTTGCCATTCTGGCAACTTCTTGATGCGGTTAAGGACATTGAGGGTGGTTTTCACCGCATCCTTCTGCATCCCCTTGGCGACTTTAATGCCATCGAGGCCGAGGCGCTGGAACGCCAGGCGCTGCCGTTTTGTGGCGTTCTCCCCTGTTGTCAGAGCCTTGGTGAGATTGCGGAAGCTGGTGGCGGCGACTTCCGGTTCGAAACCGGAGCCGATCATGGCGCCGCCGAAGGCAAGTGCTTGCTCGGCAGAAAAGCCTGCAGTTTCGGCAAAGGCGGCAACACGGTTCGTATATTCAAGTAGATCAGGAGAATTTGCCGCCGACACGTTGCCGATTTCATTGATGGCGTCTGCCAACAGCACCGTGTCCTTAACATCGCGGCGAAGCGCTGTCTTGATCTTGGCGAGCGCCTCGCCTGTCTGATCGACCGGCGTTTCCCACGCTGTGGCAACCTTCGCGGTCGCTTCAGCAAAGGATTCTAGTTCTTCATTCGCGATGCCGGACTGGCCGGCTGCGGCGTAGATCGCCGCAAAACCGGATGCTGTGATGGGAATGGCCGTGGACAGGCGGAGGATCGATTTCCGCATGTTTAGAAACTGGCTGTCGGTCGCTTCGACCACCTTTTTCACGTCGGCAAAGGCAGATTCGAACTCGATGGCAGCGCCAGCGGTTCCGCGAATCCCGCGATCAAGACTGAGATAGGTGGCCCCGATAGCCGCGATCCGCCCGAGGGTTCCGGCAACAGGAGCGGCTAACTGGCGTTGGGAGGCAGCGAAGTTGTCAGCAGCCCCCCGCAAACGGTTCATGGTACCAAATAGCCCGCGAGCAGGCCCTGTCACCTTGTCGAACAAGCTGACGATGAGTTTGCTTTCAATGACGGACATTTCGAATAGCCTTCATGACCCGAAGAGCCGCATCCCGCTCACGGATTGCGTATGAGCAGGGATAGCGGTCGACGATATTGCGGGGGGTGGAAGTGAGGTGTGAAATAAGGATGGCAAGGTCCCGCCAGCCGGACCCGCGTCCTATTTCACGTTTCCCAAGATACTTTCAGTCTTGGCGACGATCTGGGCGATATCGCGCCCCTTGATCTTACGGAACACTTGAAACGGCAATCCACACATCATGGCCAACATACGCATAGTGCGCTCGACCTCTCTCTGCGAGGTCTCCTCGACATCGATCATCTGGCCGACATCAGGTTCGGTGAAGGCAAGATCGGTTATCTTGCCGCCGTTCTCATCATCAATAGGAACAAGCAGCTTATGCGGAATGGTCAGTTCATTTTCCATTGAAACACCAAAAGATGAGGGTGAGTTATGCGCCAAGTGCGCGGCGGACATCGGAGAAGCGATCGACACCGCCGGTGCGCAAGATGCGTTCCCAGAAATCGACGTAGAAAAGCTCTTCACCGTTGAGGGTGAATTCGTAGTGCGTCACTTCCTTGAACACATGGTTGCAGCCCATGAAGTCTTCGGGCGAACCTTCATCAGGAGTCCATTCGGTGATGGCACCCTCAATGATGGCGCGGGACGGGACGAGCTTGCCCGTTTTCTTGTCCTTCACGGCACCTGCGAAAATCCACCGGCTCACTTCGCCAAGATCGCGGAAGATATCCGTATCGAACCCCTTGACCTCCATAGCCGGTTCCGGCGCTTCAATGCGCGGCTGGGAGAAGTCGACGCTCATAACACCGCCGCCCGGATTGTGGGTCGAGGTAATGAACTTCAATGACGGGATGGTGAGCTTGGAGACAAGATTGGCGCGTGAGGAACCGGCTTCTTCGGCGCGGCGAACATCGACCGCCACCATCTGGTAAAGCGTTTGCATGAGATTCCCTTTCGGAATTCGAGACTGGATGAAGGTCAGGCGAGCGAATTGAGGCGGGCGACGATTTCGGCGACGAGACCTTCGACCGCTGGCCGGTAGCGGCTGACCTCATGGTTAGCGACCTTGAAGGATGGCGCCGGCTCGATCCCGATGTTGACGGTGAGATGACCGAGGCGAATTTTCTCCGGGCTGTTCTTTTCAGCAACGAATTTGACTTCGGAGCCGAGAATATCGTCGTCGATCTTGTGATCGCGCAGCATGAATTTCAGCGAATTAAGCCATGCTTCCGCAGCGTCTGCCGTGATTTTCGGGCCGAGAAACTGCCGGGTGATCTGCGCCATCTTGACGGTCAGATAGTCGGCACCGCGAACCTGGTGGATTTGCTTCCAGAGTTCACCCGTATCGGTGTTGTCCGTACCGATGAAAACGAAACCGCCATCGGCAATCGCTCCATCCACGCCGGTTTCGCCACGCGCCACGATGGAGACATTGCTTTCGAGCAGCATCTGCCCTTCCGAGGAGCCGTCGAACAGAGAAAATGGGATGTTGCGGGAAAGCCCGGCCAGACCCTGAATAGGCTGGTTTGCAATCGGGTCGAATGGCCGGCCCCTGTGGGCATTGTCGACAGCTGCGAAAAGACCGGCAACGCGCGGCCCCATCGGGCGGGTTACCAGTTCAGTGCCTTCAAACACACGGGCGGCAACGCCGATTGGCATAAGGCGCTGAGAATTCATCGTCTCGCGCGCCGAGATCGCCGCTTCCTTGCTGGTGTCGTCAACATCAACAGGTGCAATAGCCAGCAGCCGTTCACAAGCTGCGGGCAAGGCGGCAACGACAGGGTTCACCGTGCTATCGTCCGGACGCCAAGCGGTGCGGCCAGCCCAGACAATGCGCGGGGTTGCGTTCACCGCCGATGGAATATGTCCGACATTTGCGAGAGCTTCGGCAATCGCTGCGGCCGTCACCGACGGAGTGGCGCCCTCAGTCACGCGGACCACCGTTACGTCGGCACCTGAGTTCAAGCGTGCAACCTGCGCATTGATGGCCTTGACCGCGTCGGCAAGATAACCCGTGCCGAGATCCGCAACTGCAGCGGGATCGCTTGTCGAGATGCGAACCGGGTCGCCGATAGGATACGATGATGCCGAAGCACCTTCGGATGTTTCGATGAGTAGAATTTTCGAGAAGTCCGCGCCGATTACCGGCAACGGCTCATCATTTGGACGCGTGAAAGTCATGCCGAAAGTCGGTGCCGACATCGGTTGTCTCCTGTCTTTGTCGCCCGCTCTTCGGGCAGACTGTTGGAAAAGAAAAAGCCCGGCGCGACGGCCGGGCTTTTGGGGCATAAAAAACCGCCTCAAGGGCGGTTCTCGAAAACAGAAGCCGCCCGAAGGCGGCTGTTTTTCTACGTGCGGATCAACCCAAGAGCGTATCCCGTCAAAACAAGAGCGGAGGCCAGAACCCCACGCCCTTCCAGACGCAATCTCTCGCGAACATAGACTAGATTACGACGCTTCTTTTTTCCTTTTGCTGTCCAAACTGTCGCGCCGGGCTTGAAAGTCCAGTCGAGCCAACCTGTTTCGGCTATGTCAAAAATCCGTACATCGTCATTAGCCAAGAATGTGTGATAGAGCGCATGCTGATCGATGTAATACTGCCGTAAATGGTTATCCAAGTAACTCACTACGTCGTCGAAGAAACCAACACCCTTCGGGTCGGCATAGACCATAGCGCCGAGAACCTGCATTCCTTCGCGCTCAAAAGCAGTTCTCCCGTTCCGATTGCCAAGGCGCAGGTACAACCCGACTTCCCCGTCAATGCGGGCCGGGATCGGTTTCATTATTAGGCTGTCGATATCGAGAACGACGATTGGACGTCTACACGCCCGAAGCAACGCAGGGAGATAGAAAAACCTTAGCGACTGATAGAACACAACCGCCTCGCGATCGTCGATATCTGCCATGGCGCGAGGGTCGGCGACAACTTCGACGCGCATTCGCTTTAGTTCTGGCGCGGTAAAGCCCTTTAGGAAGGGGGCTACAAGCTCCGCTTCCAATTCTCGGGCACGTTGTGGAAGACTCGGACCGGGTTTCGGCGAAATAACAATATGGACGTCGTGTCCAGCAGCTAAGGCCGATTTGGCAAACCCGACAGCATGTTTACGAAAGTAGCGTTCGTCTGACGCCGCCATAACCATAGGCGACGCCGGTGCGAAGTTTGACCCGTCCATGAAAGCCCCCAATAAGCAAAGCTTAAATAACTGCGGCCACTTCACATTTCAATCGAAAATAGAACGCATTCGACTAAAGCTTAGAAGCTTCCAGCCAAAAACTATCCCGCTGCTCTTCGGTCCACTGCATTGCCAGACGGACTGTTTCAGTGAGGGCATGCAAACGGTTGAAGGTATCCGCGCCTATAACAAGCATTTCGGCGGTAAACCGGTCTTGTTCGGTTGGCAACGCGTCTATGATCGCTTGCAACGCCTGTGGGACCGTCCCCGATTTCATGGCTGCGAGGGCTTCTGCGTTTGTTATAATTCCAGCGACTGCTAGTTGCTGGAAAAATTGGCGACGGCTTATTTCCTCCGGCACTATATCGGAAGCGTTTGGTATAATTTCGGTGCCTGTCCAATTTGCGCCATAGACTGTTCCGCCGGGGCCAAACGTGAAACCGAAGTCGGTATCAATACCCACAAGCGTATAACCGGCAATCTGCGATTCCTGGAAATCGTCAGTCATCGAAACGACACGGCTATTATCATCGACAGCGATGTAATAAGGATGGGGAAACAATTTGACCAAGTCAAACCAGTCTACGCCATCTTTGTTGCGAAATATCCGGACGGGGTATTCTTGTTCGGGGCCGAAGATTGGTTCGCCATCGTCATCCACGCCGATTTGAACAGGTGGAATTCTAACCCGTTCTGGCGTTTCTATCATCTTGCCGAAGATTTTCATTACCAGCCTCCTAGTGCTCGCCAACCTGCATTGGGAATGTAAATTTGTGGCTGTCGGGCACCGAAATAGTACTGATCGCCGCCTTTGCGGTACGCATAGGTGAAGACGTAACCGCTTGGTGCATGCCAGCCTGTGTCCCTCTCCATTGCATGTTCCACATAACCGGCGAAACGAGTATCTGTGACCCGCCAGTTGTCTTGATCCGCAATTGTTCCTTGCGACCAGCCTCCCACAGTATTTGCGTTGCCTGCACTTGCAGCGTAGCCAGCGTTGCCGGTGATATGCATCCAATAGGTTCCGCCGTCGCCATAGGCGGCAGTTGCCGTGCCTTTATAAACCGCACCTGGCAATCTAAGTGTTCCATCTGCTCGGAACTCGAAGGCGACATTTTCGTTGCCAGATGAATTCAGGTGATGGATCGCGAACCCTGCCGCCGCACCATTGGAATAATTGAGAACGCCAGCGGACCAGATACCGCCCCAACCGGGATTTCCGTATTTCTCGGCGATTACAGGCGCGTATGATGAGCCGGTGAGGCTGACTGAAGAATAAAAGGGAGCGCCTCGTGTCCACATTTGCGCGTAACCGCCACCTTCGGCATTCCCCCAGAACGAGGAACGGCCGCCCGAAACCGAAACGCCTCCAAGCGACCCTGTGAGCGTATCGCCCGCCTTGCTTACAAAAATTGTAGCCAGTGCAGCCTTGATGTTCGCCCATGTGATTTTGAACATGGTCGAGACGCCAACGAGAACGCCGCCGAAGAGATCGCCGTCGTCAGGTGTGGCTTTGGCATTGGCCCCTGCCATCGCCGCGCCAACAGTGGCAGTCGTTGTCACTGCGGGCAATTGAGCGGTAGGAACCTTGCCGGTGCTGTCGAGGCTGGCGACCCCGTCCGGCTTGCCTTTGTCCACTGTGCCGACCGCGTCAATATTGTCACGGCCTCTTTTCTTTTCCGCGAGGGTGAATGTTTGTGCGGCATCAACTCGAACGCGGACGCCCAAGGCGTTGCCGACGGTCGTAGCAAATTCAGGGTCGTTGCCGAGAGCGTCAGCAAGCTCCTTAAGCGTGTCGAGCGCGGACCCGGAACCATTGACCAAGTCGTCAACGGCCTTTTTGATTGCCTGCGCCACCTCGGCAGCAGTCATTCCGTCCGTGATCCCATAGCCGCCGAGCGTCGTCGGCTTGTCTTCCAAGTCGGCGAACTTGTGCTTGTGATTGGTAAAGGACGTTTCAAACGACTTGATCTTTGTATCGATCGCCGAGAACGAGGTCGCGATTTTGGCGACCTCGTTCATCTGCAAGCCGGACGGGGACGGCAAAGGCCAATTGTAGTTTGCCGTGTTGGCCATTTATCACACCTTTGAAAGTAGCATACGAAGGTTGGAAATTTCTGGCCGGGCCGCTGGCGTCCCGGTCAGAACAATGCGCGTGCGCGCATCAAGGTTGGCCGCTGGATAGTCAGAGCGGGTGAAGGACTGCTCGACAAGGCCGTCACCGAGCGGAGTTGCGCCCGACACGCTGACGGTTTCGTAATTGCCCGGAATGCCGATTTGCACCTGTGCCGATGAATTGGCCGGCAGCTTTGCATCGAACGTGACAAGCACCCGATTTGCGTCCGTGGCGTCTACGGCGCGGGTGACGTAGTCCGCTGTCGTCTGCAATTCGCCGTCAATGATTTGCACGTTCGGAAACACGAACGGCGTCACCCGCTCGGTTCCGCGCAGAACCGCCGCAACCTGTATCGTTTCATTCTGAATATACTGGTCGAAGCTGATGATCTGCCGGGGTGCGGCGTTGATGACCTCGCCATTGGGCCGGGTCAGCCGAATGACGACATCAACAGACGTATCGGGGTATTCAACGCCAGCCCGAATAACAACATCCGACATTCGAGCCGGGGTAAATACGCCAATGGGCACGATCTTTTCCTTTGGCTCAAACTGACAGCCGATCAGTTCAAACCAGAGGTCGGCCTCGTTATGCACCGTCCACGTCGAGGCATTCGACGACGACAGCAGCACACCAACCGTAAAGGGCTGGCCGGTGATGATGGCATTCGTGTCGAGGTCGATCTTGCCGATAGCTGCCACGAAAAGCTCGTGCTCGCCATCGTCGGTCAGAACGACAAACGCGAACTCACGGCCACCGGGGATGAACACCGGGTATTTGAAGTGTGCCGTGAATATCTCGCCTTCACGCAAGGCTGTGCCAGGGACGAAAGATTCTGCGATCACTTCTGAAGTCGGCAAGCCCACTTCCACCGTCCTGATCTGGACCAGAATGGAGTTGGAGGCAGAGCCGACCTTTGCGCACATCAGCCGAATGCCCGCGAGGCACCACGACTGCGCGAGCGTGAACGTCTGCGCCAATGGGTCGTGTCCTTCGCCACGCCCGCCACCGTCGCCACCACGGCTGATCGGGGTCGAGCTATTGGCGTTGGTGACGTTGGTCACATTTGTGACGTTGTTGATCACGGTGTTGTTGATGATGGGCTGCGGCATGCTTTCGGTGGATGTTTCCAGCGAACTGGTCAGCCGGTATTCCTCAACCGTGATCTCGCCGCGCCCGATATAGGTGCAGCCTGCATCCGTCCCGACGCTGCCTTCAAAGAAGACAGATTTCGAGCCTGCCGGAACATTGGCGGGAATGGTGAATTCGCCGGTCATCACCCCGTCAGCATCGGCCGGGCCGGAAACGGTAAAGGCGACTTCGATATCGTCAAACCACACCTTGGACAGCGCTTCGTTCTCAATGAAGCCTTCCAGGCGGAACTTGACATTCCGTGGGCGGATGAACTCGGCAGATATGATCGTCTCGCGGACCTTTTCCACCTGCTGTTCAAGCGAAATCCCGGTGATGTATTCGCCTTCAGAGGCTTCAAAGGCTTGCGTTTCCGGTGACGTCCATGAGGTGCGCTTCTCCGTCCAGAAGTCGGTCGACGGCTCAACGCTGGCGCGGCCCGGCATGGGCGTGAAGGTTTGGTATGGGTTGATCTTCATCGACCCGCTGCGGCGGTTCTGACGGATGACGACGACTTCGCTGTAATCCAGATGCTGGATTTCCATGAAGGCCGGGAACTCGTGCAGCGTCGGCTTGATCGGCAGGCGAAGCTTGCCTCCAACGATAGCCGCCGTCTGCGCAATGCCCTGATCGCGCAAGTCATCATCAATAAATGGATCGACAAACAGCCCGCGCTTTGCCGCGACCTCCCGCGACGAGATATCGTTCTTCAGCCGCTCCTGCGCCACCAGATCGTAGACGTCGATCAACATCTTCTCCAGACGCGTGATGCGGTCATAGGTGAAGTTGCGCACTTGTGTGATTTCGACGCGCGGTGCCCGCCCCCAGTCATTATAAATGCGCGCCAGCTCCAGCCGGTCGGAGGGCACTTCTGGCGGGCGGGGACGCGAAACCGCCGACACGCCGGTGAGATATACCATGCCGCCTGAAGGATCGACCGCGACCACATCGATGCGCGGCAGCTTGTAGCGATAGTCGAACAGGACATTCGTGCCATTGGCCGCACCCGTGACTGTAATGGTATCGCGCCCCACCTGATCGGGCTGGATATTCTCGTTGTAACGGTACTTGACCGTATAGGAACTGCCCGGTGCCGGTTCCTTGCCGGAAGGCGACCAGTCAATCTGGCCCTGCGAAAGTAGCCAGTCGGCAGGCGTCGTGTAGACGGTAGTGCCTGCCTTGATTTCGAGAATGGCCGTTACTGACGAATGCGGTAGCGGATCGGTCACACCGGCATAAGGGCCGTGAACAATCGTATCAGTCGTTTCCTTTTCGACTGTGACACGACGCACCTCGGCTATCGGCGATTTGGAAACGGTGAACGCTTGCGTTCCGCCTGTCTCGGCGGTGAAAGGATGCGGCTCGGCATCGACGTCGCGCAGATCGGGATTTTCTTCCACTTCGAAGCGGAAGGACTGGCGTCGAACGACGCGGCGACCGTTCACATAGGCAGTGCCTTCCGATACAGAAAATGCCTGCTTGCCTTCGGCGTTGGGGCCAAGTTCCGTGACCAGAAACCCGTTGTTGACGAAAGAACCGTTGCTTTCGCGCGTGACGGTTTCCATCGCCTTGTAGATTTCAGAATAATCGACATTGGTCGAAGTCGTCAGAATGACGCCGTCGCGCACCTGGAACACGGAAAGCACGGGCTCCGGATCGCCATCGAGCGAGTGCCCCCAGCTCACGGTGATTTCGATGCGCGCCGGTCCGTCTTCAGCATAGGCTTCCGTGCCGTCGATATCGCCCTTTAGAGTGGCGTCCTCGATATCCGTTACCAGCCGGTCGGAATGGCGAACGCCGATAACGATATCGCCTTTGTTCGGCAGGATGAAATCAGCTGCGGCAACATCGTGCACAATCCCGCCGAGATAGATGGCACAGGCCGGTATCTGCACGCGGATATGGTCCTCATCGGGGCCTGCATCGCCTGTGGGGACCGTGACAATGGGATCGGTGCCGTCAACGATACGACCGTCCTGAAGGATATATTCGGCCACGCGGCGGGTATGGTCGAGCGAGATATCCTGAATTTCGTTCAGATCTTTCGACTGGAGATAAAGTGTGCGGTCCGGGAAAGCGATCGCATGGCGTTTGCTGGAGCGGTTATAGCGGCTTCCATAGCCATCACGCTTGATGATGCTGTTCATCACGCCTCACATGGTCAGGATAAAGCTGAAGGTCTGGCCGATGGAGCCATCGCGCACAATTGGCGCAAAGCGGTCCACGTCGATCATGGTGCCGAAGTTCACCACATCGGCGGCAGGAATATATTGCTGTCCGTCTGGCACTGCGCCGCCAAGCTGCGTGCCGACAAATATGCCGGTTTCGCGCAAGGTGCTTCCGGCAGCATCAGGAAGATCAAGCTGGAAGCGAACGTAAAGAGAGGCAGTCGGCACATCGCTTTGCGAATAGATCGAGCCATCGCCCATCAGGATCGTGCCTGCATTGTCCGGCTTGACGAAAAATTTATCGCGGGTGCGGGTCACGCCGACCTTGGCCACAAGGTCGGTGGTAACCGATAGCGCGGTATCGCGTGCTTCCTGTTCTGCCGGCGTCGTCGGCTGCGGCTCGCCATCCCACGCGGGGTCGCCTTTGCCAACTGCCAGAAACATAGTGACATCGTAAAGCGCCTGGGCGAGGACAACGCGTCCGCCCTGTGTGAACACAGCCATTATTCTGATCCTGTTTGAACACGTGGCACCGGAGCGCCGAAAGGTTGATTGACGAACGGTGCGTTTTGGAAAGCGACAGTTGCGCGGTTGCGGTAGTCGACCCTGTGTGCCGCCATGGCCGCCAGGCGCGCTGAGGGCTGTGAGATCGATATGCCAGATGCAATCTTGCGCACCATCGTCACATGCTGCGTGTCACGGATGACAACACGCCCACCAGTTGGCGCGATGACCGTGTGCTTTTGATTGACGCGCAGCGACAGCACCGGTTCGTGTGGCGCGCGGCGGACGCCTGACCAGTCATTGAGGAAGGCATCGCCATTGAGCTGATGCTTGTTCAACTGGAAAGCTCGCACATCCCAACCCGCTGTGACGCGGGCGAACTCTGAGCGCAGCGGCTTCGACGCCTTGACAAGCTGTGTCATCGGTCGGACGAAATCTGTGTTTCTTACCTCAAACGGCAAGTGAACCTGAAACCACCACCATTTGCGCTTCTTGGCAGGGAACTCCTCCATGTCACCATCATGGTTGATCCACCGCAGCGCCTTATGCACGGCAGCAGGTGTGCCGATGAGGCGTTGCCAGCCGACCCCTTCTCGCAGAACAGCACGAAGATCGGGCAAATAATCTGCAATTTCATTCAGTCCATACTCAGCGACCAGATAGGGCACGATCTGATCGGGCGGATTGAACTTGAAACCGCGCAGCGATTCCACGCCCGGCATCAATGACGGGAGCTTGTCGAGGGATTCCGACAGGACGCGCTCCAACGGCGTGGGCGCTGCATCGTCGCCGAGGAGGTGCTGCCGTTCCATTAAAAGTCGCGTCCCATATAGTTGAGCTTGATCGAACCGGGCGTCAGGGCGACCCCTTCGGATGCGATGATTGGCGCCGATGGGCTGCGAAGGCGAACTCGCTTCACGCCAGCGACATGCAGGCGCGCCTCAATCCACGACGGCTCCAGATCGAACCCTATCGCGGCTTCGGCTTGCCAAGCCTGTCTCAAAATTTCCGGCAGAACATCCATCAAACCAAAAGCCGCATCTGGCAGTAGCCAGATATCGGCTTCAATATCCGTGCCAGATGCGACCGCAGGTTCGATGACAATCGTGTCATTGAGGAGCCGGACCCGGTCGCTCATGATTTCGGCAGTTACCGCGTCCAGCATGCGCTGATCCGGGATGCCGCCGTTCTCGCTCGATAAAACCGCGATATGGATGATCGGCCAGAACTTTTCCCGATATGGCTTAACGCTTCGAATGCGCACATCCGCGCGTTTTGCTGCTGCGGCATACCACCATTCCGAACCGCCGGGCGAGCGCGCCTTGATTGACAGCACGGTACGGTCGCGCAGCGCATCGTCGGTCTCGCCGACCAGTCTCTCGACATCATAGAAAAATGCGAGATGATCGAGGTCGCCGCCGAGTGCGAAAGCCAGAAGGTTCGCCATGGCGGCGTCATTGATAGCGGCGCGCAGCGTTACTTCGCGCATACTGTCGCCAAGGTGCACGACCTTCAGGATATCGGTTTCAAGGTGGCCTACATCATAATCAATGCCAGCTGCCAACAGGCGTTGGCGGAGATCAGCCATCCGATCAGCCAGAATGGTTTCGTAATAGAAGGACTTGATCACCTCAGGCGGTGGCAAGGTGGAAAAATCGAAAGTGCTCATAACGGTTTCACCACGACAGTGCCGGAGGAAATGCCAAGCCCGAAGGTGACGACGCGCTCGACGGTCATATCGCCCAGGTGGCCACGAGGACGGTAGTCCACCAAAATCTGGAAACCTGCATGCCCCAAACGAATCTGGTCAACGGTGCCTGTCACGATGATGCGACGGACCAGAAAGCGCGGCTCCCAAAGGTCAATCGCTGTGGCAATAAGCGATTGGAAGGCAGCAAACAGGTGCGGGGTCATCTTACGGCCCAGCAACTCGACGATGCCGGCCCCGAACTCGCGACGCCCGACAAGCGAACCGATGCGGCGCATGAGGATCACTTCCACGGACTGGTAGGCCGATTCCAGATTGGAGATTGGCAGGCCAGTGAAGCGGCTAATTCCCACCATCGTTTTCGGCCTCGCCGCGTTCTGTCGACCTGGGCTTGGGGGCGACCGGCTCGATCCGCCCATGGTCGAGATCAAACCGGGCTTCCGACGCCGTGAGGGACACCTTGCCGGAACTTGGCACACGTGCGCCATTCACCCAGCCCACGCCGGGCCGGACGCGATAGGTATTCTTGCTCATGATGGGGTTCTTTCAGTTCGCAGGTTCGTCGGTTGTCGCGCCGCCACGATCGACGCCGCCATGAATGTGCGTGTCGCCGATATTGGCTTCATTGTGCTTGACGTGGCCGTCCTTGAAGTCGACGTTGCCTTTGACGACAAGATTGCCGTCGATTGTTACCGTTCCGTCCTTGATGGTCACCGTGACACCAAATGCCTTCAAGACACTGGCGAGCAGATCGGCACTCGGCGGCTGGTTGACGTCGGAAAAGCCGCCGCGCAGCAAAAAGCCCTGCCGTGCATCGCCGGTCGGATTGATCATCCCGACAATCTGGCCCTTCGATAACGGCGCCCATGTACTGGTCGCGCCGCCCGATTCTGGATGTGGGTACCACGGCGACAGAAACGGCTCGCCGTTCTCGTCCTCGCCAAGCTTGATCCGGTAGCCCTTCTTCGCATCGACCTGTTCGATGGGGCCGACTTTCAGGGATTTACCGAAGGCAGTCTTCAGCATCTCTATGTCGATTTTCATGGCGAGCAGGTCGCGATACATCATGGCACCTCTGCTATTGGTGACAGGCCATCAATTTCGATTGTACTGCCGGTCCATGCCGGTGTTTCCCGATCCGCGTCCGACGCATGCGGACCAAGCCCCAGCGCCAGCAGTTCCTGCGCGGTCATCCCGTGCACCTGCTGCAGTCGTTCCCATGGCTCGCGGTTTCCGGTGATGATGGCCTCCATAAAGGTGGCCTTCTTTTGCAAGCTCTCATCCTCGCTTGCCAGCGCAAGGGCAATGAAGCGCGCGAATGGTGCGTCGGGGTCGAGCGGACATTTGGGTTCCGGGTCATCGATCAGGTCAACGATGATTTTCGTTTGATGGGCAGCAAGGCGAACACCATCGGCAATATTGCCGACGCGGGTTCGCTCTGTCGAAACCGTGCGGTAGATGAAGCTGAGAAACAACTGCCCCCAAGCATTGTCCGGATCAGTCAGCGCCTGCACGATTTCCCGCGAAATCAGATCGAGCGTGAATTCAAAATTCCCATCGGTGCCGGGAATGCCAATTTCAGGAAGTCTGTTCTCGCCAGTTTCCGGATCGGTAACGCCCATACTGGCCGTTACCCCTGTTTCGAATATGATTTCCGTTCGCCCGTTCAACAGCAAAGAGCGCAATTCATTATCGCCTACCTGCGTTTTCCCGGCATCGGTATAGATCGCGATGAAATACTGATCGGATTCTATGGTAACAGTGCCGCCACTATCGCTGTCGATAATGCCGATTTCGCTGTCCAACACATTCTTCAAGGCGCGGGTGCGGCCCTTAAGCGCCTCGACCGCAGTAATGCGCAGTGCGATGCGGGCAAGACTCATGATCAGGCATCCTTTGGTTTCAACGACGCGGATTCGCCTAAAATTGCATAGAGGCGCCGGTGTGAGCGGGCATCCACGAATTGCACCTCGAACATCGGCTGGCCCTTGCGGGAAAGCGCGCAGAGGCGGAAGCCTTTGGCGAGTTCAAGTTCCGGATACGCGGCGCGGTCAATCGCCAGTGTCGCCTTCCCGGCGGCAAGCTTGATATTCCAGTCGGCATTGTTGCCGCCATCGGGCTGGAACGCATCGCGGCCCGCCGTTCGCAGGACGGCATTAATGTCGGTTGGTTTGCGCCCCAAATACGTCTGTCCCTTTTCGAGGAAGAAGATGCGCAGCGGTTCGGCGAACTCCGCATCCACTTCGTCGTATAGCGCGTCCCGGTGTTCTTCGAAGGGCGACGGGCTCATTTCGATTTGCCGCTGTCGCCGTCCATTTTCAGGGATTCTTGCGTCTGGGCGGGGGGCTTCGTGGCTTCGGCCAGTTGCTCGGTCAGCATGGCGACGTTATTGCGTTCCGCGTCCAGTTCCTTGCCGAGCCTGTCGCGTTCATCCGCAAGGGCCTTGTTTGCATCCGACAAATCGGCCTGCAGGGAGCCGATCTCGCCGGAAAGCTTGACCTTGTCCGATTCCAGTGCGGAAATCTTCTTGTCGGCCTCATCCAGATCGGCAATCAGCTTTTCGTTCTCGGAGGTGAGCCGGGCGATTTTCTCATTGAGCGCTTCCAACGTTTCCGCATCCGCCCGCGCGGTTTCGGCATCCCTTGCTGCCGATGCGGCGTCCGCCTTCTTCCGCTTCTCTGCCTCGACAAAATCATAGGCGATGCGGTCGGAAATCAGATGCTCGCCGTAAAATTTCGGCACTTCGATCGGCTCATGAGGGAGAACGGAAACGTTTGCAGGCTTTTCCAGAACCCCGGCAGGGATAATGCCGCCGTGCGGAAATGCGACGACGATAGTGGATTTCTTCGACATGGGTGAACCTCATGCATGAACACTGGGGCCCGCTTTGACGGACGCGGGCCTGTGCTCCTAATGCTGGTTAGAGGGTGATCCTGCGCAGCGCGCCGGGCTTTGTGCAAAGCGAGATAGGGTTCGACTGCACTTCGATATCGACACCTTTGCCGTTGAGCATCGGAATCTGTTTCATGTAGCGCGGCAGGCCCTTGGTATTGACCGTCTCCATGTAATCAGCCGGAGCAAAGCGGGTGATAAAGAGGCCCGGCGCGCCCATCGGCGTGACGCGGCCCTCGTTGTGGTCGATATAGGACACACCCAGATTGGCCGTGGCGCGCGAACCCGTCTTGTACCGTTCGAACACGAACTTGCCGACCGTGAACTTGTCGGGGATTGCTTCGCGAAGCTGGGCCGCGCCATTGGTGGCGAGGAAGGTTTCCCGAATGCGCTTATGCCCCCAAAGCTTGAGGTGAAGATTGCGCCCGGTCCAGACATGGAAATGGTCGTAGAAGCCGTCGAGATCATCTTCGATAGACCAGGCAACGTCCTTTTCCAGAATCTCATCGACCTTGGCAGATTCGTTTCCCAGATCAAGCGATACGGGAGCCGGAACGGCAATTCCGAAGCGGTTGTACAGATCGTGCAGCACGCGTCCCGATTTCGAGGTTACGATACCCTTGATCGCGCCGACGCGCTGATGTTCGAGCGTCATGTCAAGGTCGAGCAAATGTCGGTCGGCTTTGCTCATGACGCGATCGGTGACCTGTTCGACTTCGTTTTCAGTGCCGAAAGCGCGAATATTCTGAACTTCGTCCGCTTTGACAGAGTCGTTTCGCTCGTAGTGGTCCACATTGAATGGGATCAGGTTGCGGCCCTCGCCGGTAGCAGTTTCGCCGGGCCCGCCGCGTTCGGTCGGTTCGACGAGACTGAGTGTGCCGTCACGCTCCTCGACAGATACAATCGTGGTGGTGACGCCATCTTCCTCGAATATACCGGAAGCGCCGATCTGACCGGGGCGGTACGGCTGATTGTTGACGGCTGCGGTCAGCGTCTGCACCGAAAACGCGTCATCGTTGAAAATATCAAGTCCTGGCATGTGGGGTTCTCCTTAGCGGGCCTTGATATGAACGGCGCGCAACTGTTCGAGTTTTGCCGCCTGCTTGGCAGCGTCGTTGACGGAAGCGTCGAACACCAGCAGCGAAGTTTTCACCTCGGCGTGCACATTGATGATGACGGCTTCTTCATCGTGGTCTGTGGCATCGACGGCATAGCAAAGGATCGCCTTTGCAGTTTCCGCGCCTTCCTTCCCGGCGACTTCGGCGGCAGGGGAGGGAATGAAGATGCCCTTGGTCGCAGTCAGTTCACCGAGAACGGTGCCGGGCTTGAGCTTGCCGGTGCCAGCGGGGATTTTCGCAACATCGCGCGAGATATGACCGTCGCCTTCATGCAGGATGAATTCGAGCGGGCGCGGACCCATAACCTTGTTTTCCATGGGTGGTTTCTCCTACTTGGCCGCTTGACGCCGCGAGGCGTAAATCTCGCCGGTGTTGATCTTTGCGGTTGGTGTTCCGGGCTTGCGCGGCGGCTGCGGTTGCGATTGACCCGAAGCGAGCATCCGTCGCTGTTCATAATCCTGCGCGGGGTCAGGTTCGGGCTGGCCTGTGGCTTCTGCCTTCGGTGCCACGGTCAACGCCTTGATGGCATCTTCTGCCGACATCGTGGTGTCGTAAGCAAAATGGCTGGCCAGTTGTTCGCGCCCCGACGCTTCGGGGCTGGTCATGATCGCCTTGATCCGCTCCTTGGTTGCCTTCTCGGCATTGGCGGTTGCAGTAGCGATATCGGCGGGTGCCTGGCCCGCCTGCGGCTTTTCAGTCATATCGTTTTCCTTTTGACTGGTTGGTGCGGCGGCGGGTGCGGCCGCGGTCATCTCACGGTCGATGGACCATGAATTCATCTGCGCCAGGCGCTTGAGCCTGTCAGGCGCGTTGGCGTAAACCCGATAATCGAAGGCTGAAAATGCAACGGCCTTGGCTTGTTCAGTTCCCGTGGCAAAACCTCGCTTGACCGCTTCATCGCCGGTCAGCCAGATTTCTTCGCGCATGTCGGCACGGATGGTTTCGGCATCTTCGCCCGTATGGTCGGCGTAAATATCGGCCATCAAATCGCCAAGCTTATCGAGCCGGGCGCGGGCCGCTTCATGCTCATCCGCATTGCCATAGGTCACGGAAGCCGGATCGTGGATCATCATGAGCGAACCGGTACGCATGATGCGCTCATCCCCGGCCATAGCGATGACCGAAGCGGCGGATGCGGCCAGCGCGTCGATGTAGACGGTGACCTTGCCCTTGTGGGCCTTCAGCGCGTTGTAAATGGCGACGCCATCGTCGACGTACCCACCCGATGAGTTGATGCGCACGGGAATATCGGTGGTGTGGCCGACCTCGGCGAGGGCGTCGAGCACATCCCGTGCCGTGAAGCCTTCATCCCAAAAGTTATCGCCGACGAACCCATAAAGTATGAGTTCGCCGTTCTGGAGAACGGGCATGTTGGAATCTCCTGTTTGGTCAGCAGAAGCGCATGCGCTTCGCGTACCGGCGGCGAGGGCCGCCGCTGATGTTCTGGCATTCCGCCGTCAGGCGCTCGATTTCCTGATCGAGCGCCGCGATATTGGTCTTGCCATACCGGACTTCATCATCACCGAAGCGCACAACTTCGGTCTGGCCGCCGGCGGCAATCTGGATGCGGAGACCGCGAAGCTTCTTGGCCGCCGCACACGGGTCATCAAGATCGATTTCCGTTTTTCTGATGCGGATCGTGTTCATGCCGCAGCTTTCTTCTTTTGGTTGTCATCTGGCGGATCGTCCACCGGCAAAGGGGGCTGGTTCGGGCGCTCATAGGGAGAGCGCATGCCGGCCGCGACATAGCGTTTGTGTTCGCGTTGCTGCTGGTTAAACAGTTCGTCCGGGTCGATTCCCTTCTGACCGCATTCGATGGCAATCGATGATGTGCCGTTCGAGATGCGTTCGGATACTGCACGCTCGCTCTTGTAATCGTCGGCGGTCGGTGCTGCCGGCCCCTGCCACTGCGCCCAGGTAAATTTTTCCCGGTTGGCGGCGAAAACTTCGTAAGAAACCTTAAGCTTGATGCGACCTTCGCCGACCATCTCGTCGAACCAGCTTTCGTAAACTGCCTGCAACATTGGTGCTGCAAGACGTTCGCGGCGGCGCACGGCAATCGGCCAGATGGTGGCGTTTTCCATACGAACGGACGAATAGGTCGCATCCGAATGGTCCATGGCGTAGCTGCTGTACGTGACGCCGATAGCACGGGCGGTTTCGCGGTCGAGGCTGCTGGCGAAGGGCAGATACTCCTTGCCGGGCGTAGCAGATGTCCGGAATTGAAGATCTTCTCCCGGCCCCAGCTGCGCGACAGTGGGCGTGCCGTTGATGCCAATGGTGCTTTCCCGTGCCTTGTCCATCTTGGCTTGCAAAAAGCCGACGAACTCGTCGCGGAGTTCTTCATCCTCCAGTGCTTCCAGAGCCTCGAATGCGTCCTTCGACGGGTTCTCGCTTGTCAGCACAGCCGCAAAGATGGACTGCAGGATGGCGGTTTGCAGGGTCGCTTCGTCCAGAACCTCTTTCTGGGCATGCTTTCGGATAGCGGACGAAAGAACTGAAATGCCGCGAACGTCTGTTGCGTCGGTTGGGTCGAACAGATGCAGGACGGTCGGTCGCCCTTCCGCGTCAAAAGCTGGATAGCGAACTTTCTGAGTGACGCCGTTGACCTTTTCTTCGAACAGATAACCGATGGGGCTTCCGTCCTCGTCGTGATAGACGCCCTGAAACAGGTTTTCGAACTCGTTGGTGTCCTGCACCAGCTTGCTCGGCGGGGTCATGCAGACCTTCAGTCCGGTCCTGATCCCCTTCGCCCGGCGCTTGGCGCGCGGCATGTAGTCCAGAATCCCGGTGATTTCGCCATAGGCCATGTACCAACGCAGACCGATATCGACCAGCTGCGGCAGAGTGAACTTGCCCCGCATGTCGCATTCGCGCGGGTTCCAGGCATAGCGCTTCCATTCCCGCTTTATCTGCGCGACGAGAGCGGCAACTTCATCCGGCGAATAACCGAGTTCTGCGAGTTCCGGCTGCGGCTGCAATACAAGCTCGACGCCGACAGTATCGACGAGAACCTGATCGCAAGCCCCTTTGAGCTTGCCGGAATTCTGGATGAAATCCAGTGCATAGGCGGCAGCACGCCGCCAGCTTCGCCGGATTTCCTCGCGGTTGTCGACAATGGAAACCTGTTGCGCTGCCAGGACGCCGCTCTTGGAATCGCGCAGCATACGCGCTGTCGGTCGCGCCGCAACGCCCGACACATCTGTGCCGGGGCTGATAGAGCGGCCCACTGCTTTGATGCGGAAGCGCTGCTTCATCGATTTTTCCATGCATTGCGCCGCGCTTCGGTATGGCGTGGCTTTTTCGGTTTCTCGGGCTTGTCGAAGACAGATTGCTCGGCATGGCCGAACAAATCATTCTCGGCTGGCACGCCATGAACCTTGACCAGCAGGTCGGCCCACCGCTCGGCGGTCAGGCGGAGTTTGCGTTCAAGGTGCCAGCCGAGTGCGAAGGCGTAAACGGTGGCGTCAAACCAGTCGTTTTTGCGCCCTGCGATCTTTTTCCATATGCGGCCCGTCTTTGACGGGATAAGCTTTCGCTTGCCCCGTGACGGCTTGGCCAGAGCCTCTTCATCCGGATCAACGAGACTTTCGGCGGTCAACTCCTTGGCGAAGTCTTCGTCGCAGATATCGTTGGCGATGTGCAGCGTATTGCGCGGCCATTGCCCGCTCTCATCGGCACCCAGCACCAGATTGGCGAGAGAGGCGACGACAGCGGTTTTCACATCGAACAGGCCAACCGGATAGAGAAGAACCTTTGCAATGATGCGCCGGTGCTTGTCCTTGATGTCCCGCTTGACTGGTGTTCCAAGCCAGGGGAGCCCCTGCGGTGCGCGGCCATCGAGCGCATAAACGTTCGCGCGTGGTGCGCAAAAACGATAAACGCGGTCGGTCGCGAAACCGGAGTCGACGCCGGAAAGGTCAATACCTTTCATACCGCCGCCGGCGGTCGGATATTCTCGCCCGAAAGCATCGGACAATTTGATCCACGGCTCGTCGCTTTGGTCAGGGGCTCCCTCGAAAATCTCCCGGTCGATGATCTGGTATTGGCCGCGCGGTCCAATGGCCATGACCATCCACTTGATGCCATAGCCCTGCACGTCGGCAGCGGAAACCACGAGACCAGCCCATGATGGTATGATCCGTGAAGGCTGCAATTCCTTGCGCACCGCCTCGACGATCTTCTCATGCTCGACTGCGACGCCGGCAGGGTCATAGGGCAGCGCCAAATCCTGCTGGAAGAATGTGCGCAGCTTGGTGACGTTACCTTGTGCGTCCGTCCAGCGGGACCAGATATCGGCCCAACGCTCGCGCGGCGCATAGGCTGCCCACAGGTGCCACGACGGTTGCCAGTCCCTGCAACGACCCTCGCAGGGATTGCAGCGCCATAGCTCGATATCGGCCTCCGGGATCGCAAGAGGAATAGACGGTTCGCCTTCGCGAACCCGGCGGGCAATCCATTTTCCTTGCGGCAACATTTCATGTTTGTGGCCGTCAAGGATGACCTCGTTGCAGGAAATGCAGCGGAAGTGCACCGGGAGACCTCTTTCGGGATCTGCTGGCGACATGTTGTCAAATTCCAGTGCCTGATAGGTGCGGCAGTGCGGGCAGGGCAGGTAATAGTATCGCTGATCCCCAGCCTCGAAATCGTCGCTGATCGCACATGCGCCTGCTATTCCGGGCGTCGATCCCTGCCATTCTTTAGCAGTGTCGCCATGCATTTTCTGCCGGGCGCGGGCCTGATCGCGAGGACTGCCGCGACCGTCAACATCGCTCTGGTAGCCGGTGATCTCGTCCATGGCGAGATACTTGATCGAAACCATCTGCAGGCCCTTGGACGAACCTGCATTGACGATCTGGCAGAAGCCGCCGGCAAACCGCTTGAATGCTGTGGTCGAGCCTTGTTCATCGCGGCTGTTGACCGGGAGCACCTTGTGCTTGATGCGCGGTGTCGCCTCAATGGTCGGATGAAGCTTGATGCGGTTGAACTTCGTCGCTTCTTCCAGTGTCGGCAGCACGATCATCATTGAGCCGGGTGCTTGATCGACGATAAAGCAAAACCAGTTCTCGATTGCGGTCGACTTGCCAAGCTGCGCGGCCCAACGGGCAGTGCAACGACGCGCCGGGTGGTCTGGATGCAGGCAATCTTGCGGCTCGCGCAGATAAGGCACACGGTCAGTGCGGAAGTCGCCCGGCCAAGGCGAACCGGATTCCGGCGAAACCTTACGATAGCGGTCCGCGTGCTCGGAAATGGTCAGATTCTCAATAGGGCGGCTGGCAGCTTCCAGGCCCCGGAACAACACCAGTTCGCCACGGGGCAATTCCATGAATTGCTCGCGCGGCTGCGGGGCGTTCATATCTGCTCGCTTTCCTCTTTTGGTTCGTCGGTCGTGTCGGCCTCATCCCGCTGGCGCATGGCATCGATCCGTCCGAGAATTGTCTGATTGAAAACTTCCAGTCCCTTGCGGACAAACGCCTTGAGGACCATACGCGTGGCGCGTTCGTCGAACCCGTATTTCACAGAGGCGTTTGCGGCCTCCGTTTCCAGTGCGCGTTCGAACGCACTCTGCATCAGTGCGACTGCATCGCGGCCCGCACGATCCACTTCCGACACTTTGGTCAGTGTCTTGCGGCGTTCCGCCAAGTCCATTTCGCGCAGTTCGGCGTCGGCCTGGGCCTTTCGCGCTGCGCCATCGGACTGACTTCCCGAAAAGCGCGGCGCAGGGTTGAAGTTTCCCTGCGCCGCAATGGTCCGCGTCGTGGGAGGAGCCACGCGGATACGGATATTCTCGTTTCGGTGGGCGACCAGAGTATTGAACTCGACCAGTCGCGCCTTTCCGTCGTCGCGAAGCTCAATCGCTTCGGAATGTTGCTTCAGGTATCGCGACAGGGTCGAACGCTCGACCAGATCGCCCATCGCGGTCAGCCGCGAGGCGGCTTCCGAAATCGAAATCCAATCACCGTCCGACATGGCGTCCCGTTTTGCGTTGTGTGTATGCACACGTGCAAGCACGTGTATCTGTGTATCGCTTTCAAAACGACCTACTGGCGAAAACCGGCAGTCGAGCACGCCCGTCCGGTGGATTAGACTGGGATACGGTCCCTAAAAGGGGGAGGGGTCAGGCGAGGAGCTTGCGAATGACCGCCTCGACCCGAGGGGGCATGGTCACGGTTGCCTCGCGCTCGAATGCATCGCGGGTCTCGCCGCGCACCATCTCATCGGGAATGCGAACGTCCGACTTCACCTGCGTGACGCGTCGTTGCGAAGCGCGGCCAATGCGTCGGTAGACATGCCCTTCCAAATTCCAGTGCTTCACGTGGCGGTAGGGGAACTGCCCGCCCATGATGAACGTGCCGGGGAATACCCGACGCTGACCGAATGGTTGAGCCGACACACCCTGCCGGGTTTCCCGCGCCCTGAAATACTTGAGGCGAATGAACCCGCCACGCGATTGCAGGGAATAGAACAGTTTTCCCGGCTTTGCGGTATCGACGTTCTTCACTGCCCGGACGATGACCTGCCGTTCCAGACCTGTTTGCTTCGTGAGGTTGCGCACCACGCGGGTACGAGCACGCCGCCCAATCTGGTTGACGATACGCGGCAGAACGTTCGGAAATTCCGTTTGCAGTCGCTTGATGCCGCCTGCGTATCGGCGCAGCCCTTCGATGTTTTCCCACCGATAGACAAGCATCGCGAATTCCGCCCCATGAAACGAAAAACCCCGGTCGCGGGTGCGCCGGGGTTCTGTCTAATCTTTTTTAGCATCCAAGGTGTAAGTCAACTATTCGGCGCAGGTCAACACATATTTTCAGCCTCCAGACGCTGGACCCGCTCAAAAGCCCGGAAAAGCTGGATGCCGACCATGTCGCGATCTTCAATCCATGGCGTTGCCGAGCGGTGTGAAAAGACCAACTTATGGTCGACCAGACGATTTATCAGTTCTGATTCTAGCCTCGCCAAAGCTGCAACCCAAATCTGATAATCAATACGGCTCAGAATATCGGCTGTAGGGTCCGGGGTGAGAACAAATTTGCGGTATGCACCCGGATATGGCCGACGCGCGCGACGGTTAAAACCGTCAACCTCCATGAAGTATTCCCTACCGAAAGCGTCAACTGCTGACCGTTGCACGAACCATGCAGGTTCACCTTCGCGGCGCGCGAACACAACGCATTCTGGTTCCGGTGCGCTGTAGTCGGGTGAGCGGCCCAAAACGGCGCTGGAGATAACAAGCGATGCGATGCCAGCGCTGCGCGAACGGGCAGGACGCAGCATCAGACGTTCGCTCGCCCGCGCCACCGCATCTGCCGTCAGCCCGTTGAAATCCTGCCAGTCGGCAACCGGGTTCCAGCCTTCCGGGAAAGAAACGTCAAAGCGGGCAAGTTCGGCAACCGCCTTGCCGACTTCCAGCGCATCTTCATGCGGCGCGCCCTGTTCGACCCACATTCCGGGTTCTGTCCGGTCGCGGTCAACAAGCGTCATGAGTTCCGCATAGCCCAGAACCTTTCCCCAGGACGAAGCCTCCAGTTGCCGCCAGGCAGAGTGATAGTTTGCTAGCCCGTCAGCCCCGCCACCCTTCGGAAGCTCATGCACAAACGCCCATGTCAGCAGTTCGTCTATTGTGATTGTGCGCATTTTTCTCTCCTTCAAGGCTTCCGCCCCATTTTTTAGTGTTCCGTCCCTGTTTGTCGCTTTGCGACCCAAAATAAAAGGCAGCTATCCCGTTGAAATAAAAGGGAAAAGGAAAATGAATGGGACGCAAGGGACGCTAGGGACGATAAAACGGGGGTACATACATGAACAAAACTCCATGATTTCCCCTATCCCTTCTGGATATACGCGCGCATGTGAAACCGGGGTTTTGCGTCCCTAGCGTCCCTATCGGCATAACTTATTGAAAACCCAAACCCTTTGAGAGGGGCGCTAGCGTGTCGCCGCCTTCGTAGCGTCCCTTGCGCCCCAACAATCATCCCAAATCGGGTATGAAGGGAGGCGAAGCGGCCCACGGCTCTGCACGTCAAAGGGGGACGGGGCCGCGTCATTGATCATACCCCTCGCCATGGCTCTGCGGGGCGGGGCGGACGAATTCGTCACGTACCCGAATCCCCTTATAGACCGTCGTTCCGCTTTTCGCCTTCCAAAATCGTCGCATGGTGTCGTCATCCCCACGCCACGCCATTCGCGTATAGTCAGGGAAGCGGCGCGCAAACGTCCCTTGTTTGAATTCCGGCGCGCCTTCTCGTCCCGCGAAGTTTGAATAGCCGATGAAGAGGTCGGCAGGCGTCGAAACGTCCTCTTCGTTCCCTGAAACGATACACGCGGCCCGGATAAACGCCCCGATAGGGTCACTTTCCTCCCGATATTCGTTTGTGGCAGCGAGCACTTTTTCAGGCGTTGCCAAGCCGGAATTCAGATAATTGATGGCACCTTGCACCATCCAATTGAGAACGCCTGTCGCTTCCGCTTTCAGCTTTTGCGGCAGATCGCGGTCGACTTCCTGTTTTGGAATTTGCACTTCCCACGGCACAAGATTGACGCGGCGCCATATACCGTCTGACGTATCATCGATGCGCGGCTTATGGTTGCCCGACAGGATGATCTTAAATTGGGGCATGACCTCAATGAAATCCTGATGCAGACGGCGCACCGGAATCTTCTCGCCACCCGTGAGGGTTTTGATAAGGGCGTCTTTCAGCTTCACGCCCATTTCGGGTTCCGAGGCCGAAACAAATCGCGCGCCCGGCAAACGCGCAAGGTCAGGGGTTGCCTCGCTGCCGCCCCGCTTCGTGTCGCCGGCGAAGCTGTCGATGGAAAGCGTTACGGCATAATCTCCAAGTATTTGACACAGAAGGTCAACAAACGTCGATTTACCGTTTCGCCCGGCACCATAGAAGAAAACCAGACACTGCTCGATAGTGAGCCCAAGCAGGCAGTAACCGCAGAAGCGTTGCAGGAATTCGCGTATTTCCCGATCCGGCTGCACACGTTTCAGGAAGTTGTCAAACTCCGGCGCGGCAGCCGATGGCGACCAGTCGAACGGGGCGAGCTTTGATATGAAATCAGCGGGGTTATGCGGATCAAGGCGCACTTCCCATGGATGGTAGGTGGGATGATCGGGGTCAGATTCTTCATTCTCCCGTCTGAAAAACCGTAATGTCCCATTGTTGCAGTTTACCGCATAAAGGTCGCAATTCAGGTCGCCAACCATCTTCGCCACGTGCGGAGCGGCTTCCGTCATCATGTTGTTGAGCTTCGACGTGCCAGCAGAGGATTTGGCATGGCGATGTCTGGACGATTTGCGTCCATCCACTTTCTTCTTTGCCTGCTCGCCAGCGTCAATGACGTCTTCCAACTCGATCCAGCGGGCAAGTTTCTCGGCATCCCAGTCCTTTTTCGGCGTACCCATCTTTTTGCGTTCGGCACGGGCATCGCGGCCAGCATTGATGGCTTTTTCTTCCTCTTCTGTCGCAGTAAGGAGGCGTGCTTCGTCGGCTATCATTTCCGCTGTGCGTTGTGCCAAAGGACGGACAACCGATCCATCTTCATCTTCCTTCCAGCGCCGCTTGTCGTATCCATGCCAGCCAACGCGGGCGACATGAACCACCTGACGTCCATAACGGATAAGAAACCGGCGACCGTTGCCGATGTCGGTTTCCGGCTCCAGCGCGGCTTCTGCCAGCGTATCCTCGGGGCTGAGTTCTTCAGAAGGGAAAGGACTGGCGGGCGGCTCCATGGTGGCCGACGGTGTGCCGCTCGCCGCCGCTTCCGCCTGCCGTGACGCTTCGGCCATGATTGCGCGCACTGCGGCCGGTATGTCTTGAGTATTCTTTGTCACGCGGCACCTGCCATCATTTCGGAAAAGTCTGTGCCTGCCGGGGGCCACGCGATAGCAATCCGCCGTCCTGGCTTGGCAATTCTGGCTTTCGCCCGTGCCATGGCAGCGGAAGTCATGACGCGCTCGGAATCGCCGTCGCCCAGAAGAACGATCTCGCTTACATGGTCGCCAACCCAGAAAGCGTCTTCCGGGCCTTGGTCGGGACGCGGAACCGGACCCTGCACCATGACAGTGCGCAGACGCCCCTTGGTGTCTTCCTTCTTCAGGGTCGGATGCGCGAAGCGCGATGCAGGGTCGGCTGGGCCGGAAAGATTGCCGAGATCGCCGGCGGCGAAGTAAAACGTATCTGGGCGTAGGTTCTCAGCGCGTGCAACGGCCAGCGTGTTTTCGATGCCTTCGCCGCCTACCCAACGTTCCATGCTTGGATGACCGGCAAGTGGGATAAGCCCGCCCTTTTTGCTGCCGCGCATCTTTTTGGTTGGCAACACTTCGCCGGTCGCAGTGTCAACGATTACCGGTCGGCATTTCGGGCGGCGGGCGAGGTCAATCCAGGTGATGTGGCACCCGATGACGCCGAGGTCAGGACCGATGATCGGTGCGATCATGGCAGGCCCTTCATGCAGGCTCGCGTCACCATGCCAATAGGTTACAGATGTATCGACGCGCAGCCAGTCATATTCGGGTACACAAGCGCCCCTTGCCATCAGATAAAACCGGCCATGCATCACCCCAGCACTGTAAAGAGTGACAGCGCGGCCATGGATTCCCCGCGCCTTGTTGCGCTCGATCTCACGATAATCAGCCTGGCTTTTTGCCCGTTCTTCCTGCAATTCGGCATTGCGCTGGCGCTGCTCCTCCAGTCGCTGCAAGCGTGCAGTCCTGTCGGCGTCCGATTCCCGCTCACCACCTTCCGGAATGGGCTGGTCAAGGAGGATCGAGCAGGCTTCCAGCAAACCCTCGCGACTGCGAACATTGAGGCCTCGCACATGCGCTGCCATTCCAATGGCATCATTCCCGCCGATACCGCCTTGACGGCAGTTCCATTTGTTCTTCTGGGTGTTGAAGGCGAATGTGTCCTTGCCGCCGCAGGCGGGGCAGGGTTGCGGGTGCTCGCTTCCACGGGGATTGCATTTCAAGCTGAGGCGTTGCGCAGCATCTGCTATCGTGATGGCACGCGCATCCTCGACAAAGAGTTTCAGCGCGGCGCTCATTCGTCACCGCCCTGAGCCGTTCGCCCCCGTTCCAATGACGAGGCGTGCTTTCTAAAAAGGCCAGCCTGCGCTTCGTAAAAATTCTGCAATCCACGTAAAGCGCTGGCTAGCGTGATATCGGTGTTGGCATGCAACCATCTTGCCCGTCGCCCGTATCCTGCTGACTTAGCCGAATAGGTAACGACGCCTTGACCATGAACTGATCTCACGACGGATAGGGTCGAGAGACGGTTGAAGCCGCTTGACTGAATACCTGTTGCCTCAAGCCTGTTTTCGTTTGTGGACTTATGAACAGTCCATTGGTAGCCCGGCATGAGCCGGGTTAGCTCTTTGCGAAAGTGAACGGATGTGAACTTGTTGCTGGACGTGGGAACAGTCATTCTGCACCTGCATCTTTCCGGCGCGCAAGCGCATTGCGGCTTGTCACCATGGTGTAGCCATCGGGGAAACGGACCAGACAGGAGTTCATAACCTTTGCGCGCACGTCGACGGCGCATGGCTGGCCCTTACGGCCCTGCCGATCCCAGCGGTAAAGATAGGGAAATTGAACCGTCGAGGTCATTCCGCCGCCTCCATGCGAAGGGCCAGATGGCTGCAATTGACGGCGACGAGCGCGGCGGCAACGGGTGGCGAAACACTGTTGCCACAACAGGAAACCTGCACCGATTTTGAGAAAAGCGCGCCGTTGATGCCCCGCTCGATCTCGTAATCAGGCGGGAAGCCTTGTGCGAGATAAAGCTCGCGAGGTACCAACATGCGCATGCCAATGTCGACGATGACATAGACAATGCCGCCCGCTTCGATGGTGACGAACTCGCGCTCGTCCCAGAAACCGTAGGCGCGGAGAAATGCAGCCACTTCACGCGCCCGTTCGGCCTGTGCTGGCGTGAAAGGTGGCACGTCGAGCGCGGCCTCGACATGGCCGTGACGGTCTTTGGTGGTTACGGTCCTGACGGGCTGATTTTCTTCACCGCCATCGCCAGTACCGTAATAGGCTTGCAGATATGGCGCCACCACGCTTTGCTGCGATCCGGTTTGCGTGACCGTCGAGACCGGCTCATCGATAGAACGACCGGGATTGACGCCGCCCTCGCGGCGGATGTCGTTATTATGCTGCGCCATGTAAGCCGTAATCAGGCGGGACTTGCCTTGGCCGTCCGGCATCACCGTATGCGCTGGCTCATCAACGCCGTGGCCGGTAGATGTCCCGAAATCGCGAGCAATCAGCGCAGTGGCTAGAGCGTGTTTTGTGCCGCCAGCGACCACTGTTCCAAGCGGCCTATCAATATCCAAAGCGCGCGGAGCCTGTCCCGACCGCTCACCATAACCAACCTGGACCAGTGTCGGCGCGATGACGCTGTTCTGGTCTTTTGTGCTGGCCGTGATGGTATGTGAGGGACTGTCAATCGAACGGGTCGAGCCGCCATGCTGCGCGGCGGTAAGCACTGGCGCGACAACGGTCAGCCCGGCCCCGCCTGCGGTGATAGTGTGTGTTGGCTCATCTGCACCATTGAAAGGCTTGCCCGCATTTCGCATCGTCATCAGATGCGGGGCGACAACGCCCAAAGGAGCCGCGCCGCCGGGCCGTTTGATAAAGCTGTTTGCAGTAACGGTAGAAAGCGGCTCGCGAGCGTCCTGCCCCGTTGCTCCAGTGTTGAAACGAATAACGGACGGTGCAATTAGCGCATTGGAAATACCACCAGCCGTAACGACGCCGTGCGGTTCGGTAAGGGGGTATTCCCTTCGCCCGCCACTATCACCATGGGCTACAGATGCAAGGTGCGGGGAAACCACAGCCTTTTCACCGCGATGCGCGCCGGTGATCGTCTTGAATGGCTCATCGACCGCCTCGACCCGCCCGCCATGGGTCAGGTTTACAAGAAAGGGACGATCGGCATCCAGCACATAGCGCTTCATGCCACGCGCGGCACGAGCCATGGTATTATCAGCAAGCGGGCGAACTGACCGAAGCCCATGCTTTTCCATAATCTGTTCGGATGTGTCGAAAATGGAAGGGCAGGGCAGCGACCAGTCGATAATTTCCGCTGCGGTGCGCCATGGTAGTTTGTGCCCGGCAATAACGTCCGGATCGGTTGGCGAGCCATGCGTCGGCGTGGGCCAGACAATGGGCTGACCATCGAAGCGGATAACGGCGAAGAAGCGCTTGCGGATGGTCGGCGCGCCATAATCGCAGGCGCGCAACTCCCGCCACTCGATCTTGCCGCCAAGCGAGCGGATTTTACGGCACCATTTTTTGAAGTATTCGCCCTTGCGTTCCGGGTCTGGCAGCAGCCCGCGCGCCGTTTCGATCAGCGGGCCATAATCCTGAAATTCCTCGACGTTTTCGAGAATGACAACATCGACCTTGCCCCCGCTGCGCTGAATGCGCTCGATCCAGCCGGGGATGATCCATGCGAGGTCACGAATATTACGCTCGACCGGCTTGCCGCCCTTGGCCTTTGAGAAATGCTTGCAGTCCGGTGAAAACCAGCCCAGCCCGACATGCGCGCCGCGCAGATAGTCCAGCGGGTCGATTTTGTAGACGTTTTCCGACAGATGCAGCGTTTGCGGATGGTTCGCCTCGTGCAGCGCGAGTGCTGCCGCATTGTGGTTGATGGCAATATCCGGCGAACGGCCCAATGCCATCTCAATGCCGGTGGATGCACCGCCACCGCCGGCGAAGGAATCAACGATCAGGGGAAGGGGATGGCTCATAAAGCGCCCCCCTTCTTTCCACAGCTACCAGGCTTGGAAAAATGCTTGCAATCCGGCGAAAACGCCGACAGTCCGATATGAACACTAGGCAGATAGTCGAGGGAGACGATATTGTAGATTTTTTCCCCAAGGAGCGGTGCCTGCGGATGGTTCGTCCCATGTAGCGACAGAGTGGTCGGGTTGTGGTTGATGATCATCAGGGGCGACTTCATTGTGCACCCCCGGTTTCTTCACGCCCGCGCACGCCCCAGCATTGGTCTATGCTCCAGGTGCGGCAAATCGTGTTGAAATACGAATGGATTTTGTACTCCGACATGCCGGTGGCCTTGACCATCTGACTGCGGGTCATCCCCATTTCGCGAAGGAGCTTCAAGCCTTCGATAATCATGGCGGTCGGCAGTTCAGGGGTAAAACTTGCGGGCGTAATGCTGCCGGGCTGGCCGAATGTGATCATGGATAGGTCTCCCGTTTTGCGGTGAGTGATTGGGTGTCGAAAAAGGAAGGGGAGCGTTCCAGCCAGTCGCAGAAGGCTTGCAGGGTGACGGGGCCGATGCGTTTGCCGTCAATGACACGGCGCACATCATCCAGCGGCACGCCGCAAATGCGGGCCACATCGCGCTCCGTGAGCCGCAGGCGGATGCGCTTGCGGTCCAGATACATTCCTAAAACGGTGAAGTCGGTGCGGTTGAGAGCGGTCATTTCCGCACCTCAAAAAATCGCACAAAAATGTTCGATTTTGTATTGACGTTCGAACAAAAATGTGCGAAAAGATATGCATAGAAAGGAGGTTGAGAATGAAGCGAGAGGCCCTGCTCCGGGAGCTTCGAGAAATCGCCAAGAAAGCCGACAAGGTCTTTGAGGTGATTGAAAACCGGGGAAAAGGCTCTCACTACCGTGTCAAGCTTGGAGACAGATCGACCACGATCAAATCCGGCGAAATGACACCGGGATATGTGAGGCTCATCAAGAAGCAGCTGGGGGTCGAATGACCCCCACTTGCGGGCCTTAGCGGATTGATCGACCAGATTGCGAAAGGAGCCAAGGAGGGCAATAGCAATATGGAATATGTTTTTTATGCCCACGTTGAAGCTGATCCCGATGGAGGCTTCCTCGTGACGTTTCCCGATGTACCGGAAGCCATTACCCATGGCGACGATATGCAGGAAGCGCTTGCGAACGGTTCGGAGGCATTGGGTCTTGCCCTTCGCGGCTATGTCGCGGATGGCAGGCCGCTGCCGCATCCCACCAGCCGGGGCGGTGCAAATAGCGCCGAGATTCCGGTCGAAGCTTCGGACGCGCTCAAGCTTGCGGTCATTGCAGCATTCAATGACGCAAAAATAAGCAAGACCGAACTTGCCCGCAGGCTTGGCAAGATGGAGACCGAGGCGCGGCGCATTCTCGATCCAGATCATCCGACCAAGCTGCCACTGCTGGAAGCGGCACTTGCTGTTCTGGGCAAGCAGGTGGTCGTGACTGTCAGGGATGCGGCCTGAAGGAAAGGCGGCGGGACGAGCAATCATTCTGCCGCCTCGCTTTTGAAAAGTGGGCCAAGATCGGCATTCATTATTGGCGCGTCACTGACGCGCCATTCTTTTTCTATGCGGCGCTTGGCAATATCGGCATATTCGGGGTTTAGCTCGATTAGGATTGCGCGGCGGCTATGGCGCGCAGCCACAAGCCCCGTGGTTCCGGCCCCGCCGAATGGATCGAGCACGAGGCCACCTTTCGGGCAGCCCGCAAGGATACAGCGCTCTGCCAGTTCCGGCGGGAACGTAGCGAAGTGCGCTTCGGAAAACGGCTTGGTGGCAATCGGCCAGACGGAAAGCGGCGCAGGCTCAAAATTGCGCAAATAGCGCCGCGTCGGCGGAATAATCATGGCGTCGTTGAAACTGGTATTGTTTCGCGTTCCTGATCCTGCAGCAGCTTCCTTTTTTCCGCCTCGGACCACGGCCTTCATCGGACCGTTGATCTTCGCGCCGCCATTCGCACGATAGCTGCCGACTTGATTGAGAACGTCCTGCGATACCCGCGCGTTGGTGCTGGGGCTTGCCGCTATGTTGACAGCCTCTGCATCATAATAAGCGCCCATTCGTATCCAGCGCGCACCCTCACGCGACGGGTCTGTGATGAAGGGACAGCGTTCTGTCAGATCCGGCGAAAAGGAAATCTCGCCCGTATCGCGCGCACGCCATACGTCGCCGTCATCGGATTTCGTCAGCATGAAGATTTTCTCATGCGCCGCAGATGGACGATAGGCACCGGAGGAGTCCGGCATGGGATTGGATTTGCCCCAGATGATTTCCGAGCGAACCCACCAGCCCGCGTCTTGCAGGGCGATGGCCAGCCGGTTCGGGATCATCAACAGGTCTTTGGGCTTGATACCGCCGCCTATGGTCGAGAATGGCTTGTCGCGAAACGTGCGGTCATCGCTGCCTTCCGCCTTGTAATCGGCGGCAGACTTGCCGTTCGGCGTGGTGGCGTAGCAGTCGCCGTAATTGATCCAACAGGTGCCGGTCGGCTTCAGCACACGGCGCACCTGCTCGAACACGGCAACCATCGTTTCCAGATGTGAAGCAAGCGTGGGTTCGAGGCCGATTTCCAGCGGCTTCAATGGGTCGCCAACAGCGATATACGACCTCAAGCCCCAATATGGAGGCGAGGTCACAACGCAATCCACGCTGTCGGATGGCATTTGCGCGAGCGCGGCCATCACGTCATCGACGATGATTTCCACGCGCCCGTCGAGCAGGCTGATAGTCATCGTGTCACCGCCCAATAGAGAAACACAGCATAAGCGCCGCCGATGGTGACCCCGGCGCAAAGTGAGGCGAGCAGAAGAACGATGTGGCTGGGACTTTGTGCGGGAGAGGATCGGCGCGCCATGATCAGTCATCCCCGATGACGCGCAAGGCAGGATCGCCGCGCCGCGCATTGGCAATGTGACCGGAAAGCTCGCGACGCAGGCCCGAAATGTTGCGCTCGGCCTCGCTCGCCACCTTGTCGAGTTGCATGGCTTCCGTGCCGGTGACCTTCCCGTCAGCGAAAACGCGGGCGCCGATGCTCATAACTTCGCCAACACTGGCCACGACTTCGGAGTGGGCGGCGAGCAGGTTGCCGGCTGCGCGAACATCCTCATCCGGCTCGGCCAGTCGGCGGTTGTTGAGCGATGCCATTACCGACGTGACGCAAAGCACGCCGCATTCGTTTTCAAGCTTGTAGACCACATTGAGCGGCATCAGGTCGGTTTCGGTCGACAGGTTCCAGCGTCCGACATGGCTTTTGGAGAAGCCGGATAGCTCGACCACGCGCTCGATGCCCCCGCAATATTTGATGAGGTCGCGCTGTGCCGACTTGATCCTTTGGAACCATGCGTCTGTCAGTTGCGTCATGGGGAAGTCCTCAAAAGGGCATAGTTTTCCCGTGGCGGGAAAAGCCGCTGTTTTTTCCCGTTAAGGGAAAGGGTTTTTGGTGTCAGTTTGCCGGGGTCAGATCACTACGGCGGGCCGCTAACCTTCACACGCTGAAGGGGGCGCACCAGCCATCGGAAAAACGGAGTAACAGCGCGATGCCAATGCCGAATGCGGAAACCGCCCTTGTCATGGAACGGATCAAAAATGCGGCGGTCACCAAGGCCCTCGAAGAGCTTGCCGTATTGCTCGCTGGCAGGATCGACTATCGGCATTACCGGGCAGTGAATGCGCGCCTTGTTGAAGTCGTCGAGCGAATGCCAGTAATCCCACTGAAATTTGCGGCGGGCGTGCAGGTTGACGCGCTCGATATGGAGATGATCCAGCAGAACTCGATAGGCATCACCATCAACGCGATTGACGACGCTTTCAAGGCGGCTCGCAAGCGATTGCGCTAGAGAACGGCAGGAGGTCGCACGAAATGAGAAATATTCATGCTCTCGCGCTTCACGCTCCAGCCGGGCAATTTCCCGACGGACAAGGATTTTCAGGCGACGCAGGCGCACTCGGTCCAAATCACGGCGCGAATGGCCGGTCAGCAGTGCGCAGGCAGCATCATCAAGGCGGCGGAAGAAGTTCTGCATCATGCGGCCTCATCGCTCCTGTTTTGGCGGAGCCAGTCGAGGCGGGTGCGATGCATATCGAGAGGCGAAACTTCACCGTTTGTCAGAATCTCGATCCTGTCGATGATATTGGCGTCAGCGCGTGCTCGTCCGGTTTCCCAATTCCACACGCTGGAACCGCCGCGCGCTGCGGCGATTTCAAGTCTGCGCGCGACCTCGTCGCAGGAAAGCCCCTCTCGTTTACGCCAATCTGCAAGTTTCATAGCGTGCTCCTTTTCGCCTCTATATCGCACAAAATGCGATACGAATGTCAAGGGCTTTATCGCATATTTTTCGATAACGCAGATTTAGCGATACTGATAAGATATGCACCATGAAGAACAGGATCAGGGAAATTAGGGAAGCCAAGGGACTTTCGCAGGGAGCACTCGGCGAAAAGTTGGGTGTGCATTGGCAAACGGTTCATCGCGCGGAAAGCTCCAAAAGTGCGTTGTCCGAGCAGAAGCTGCAAGCCTATGCAAAGGCGTTGGGTGTATCGACAGCCGAACTCGTTGGCAGCGAAGGCGGTCGAACCGTAACCGTTAAAGGACAGATACAAGCTGGGGCTTGGGCGGAAACTTGGGAATGGCCGATCGAAGATCAGTACGAAGTTCCTGTGCCGGATGACCCGGCGCTGTCGAATTTCTCGCTGCATGCGGCTGAAACCAGGGGGCCATCGATGAATAAACGCTATCCGGATGGCACAGTTCTTGTGTTTACCGACGCACTGGAACGCCCGGAAGACCTGATTGCGGGCAAGCGTTATATCGTTGAACGTGAAAGAGCCGACGGGCTGCGCGAGGCAACGGTCAAAAAGCTCTGGCAAGACGAATACGGGGCAATGTGGCTTTTGCCTGAGTCTGACGATCCAAGATTTCAGGAAGCAATCCCGATTAGCGGCGAGGACGGCGATATAATCCGCATCCTTGGACGCGTGAGATTCTCCGTGACGCGCGAATAGCCTTGTGGGATCATCGTGAAATCAGCCCGGCCTTGTGCCGGGTTTTTTGTTTGGTGATTCGCATATTTTGCGATGTTAAGTGTTTCATATTATTGCATATCGCAAAAAATGCGATAAACCCGATTGACAGAGTATCGCAAATTATTCGATATTAGCCCCATCCTAACCGATGGAGGCATCCATGAATTTCCCGAATGCACAATGCGCTCGGCCTATTTCCCGCCCGACCACGCCGATCCGCAACACCGACCCACGCGCATTGGAACGCACTCCGCATCTTCGCGCAATCGAAATGGCGAAGACGATGCAGGACATCGCCGCCGCGTCAGGCGCGGCTACCATCAAAGACCTATATCGTGCCGGTTTCACGTCTGCCGAAATCATCGAGTTTGGGACACAGGCCCAGCAGATGGCTGCGGAATGGAAATCTGAAAGCCGGAAATCGGTGCAGGATGAGCTTGCCGACATGATCATGAAGGTAAAGCAGCCGGTTCCTAACCGTCCGCCCATGACGGCCGGTCTCGCTACGTCAACGCAGTTCTTCGAGGCATGGGGACGGTATTGCGCAAGCCGCGCCGCACTGATGCTGGACCCATGGGCACCGCAGCGCGAGCGCTGCATCTGTGTTTTGCAGAGCTTCCTCAACTTTCTCCCATTGCTACCGGCAGAGCGCGCCAAGCTCACGCTGGCGGCAGAGCAGACCCTGCCGAAAATCCCGGTGCAGAACGGGAGGGCGTTGTCATGACCACGACGGACGCAATCACGGCCAGCATCATTGCTTTTGCCGTCCCTTTCTTCGCCCTCGCTGTTGGTCTGTCGCTATGACATCCGTGATCCCATCTTTTCGCCCTGACGGTTCCGTCATGAACCTTGCCCAGCCACTGGATAGCGATATCCACTGGCCCACAATCGCCAGCGCCCTTTCGAAGCTCGCCCGTTTCAACGGCATCAATCGAGGTCCGATGCTTTCGGTTGCGCAGCATTGCGTCATGGGCGCCGACGCGCTGGCGAACGAAACAGGCAATATGACCTTTTCAGCTTTTTTCCTTCTGCACGACGCACACGAAGCCCTGATTGGTGAATGGCCGCGTCCGGCAGTTCTGTTTCTCGCCGATACGCTCCTTAGCACGCACAATATTCCCATGCAGTGTGTCCGCGACGGAGTCAAAGAGGTCAAAGCGCGGCTCGATGAGGTGATTTTTCGAAAGGCTGGCCTGCCACAAACTTTGCCGTTTGCGGTGAAGCAGATGGATGAACGCATGCTGCGCGCCGAGACGCTGGCACTGTTTGGCAAGAATGCCCTCAAGAATCTGGCAGTTCCAGAATTACCGATGCCGAAGCTTACCGGGGCTATCAAGCCTTGGGCGCCGATGAAAGCCGAAGAAGCATGGCTTGACCGGCTGTCCCGCTATCTGGGCATCGACTGGAGGGCGGTGGCATGACGTACAATCGTCATGAAATCATCGGTCGCCTTGGTGCCGATCCCGAAGTTCGCACAGCGAATAGTGGCGACCTCATTGTCACTATGCGCGTGGCCACATCAGACTTCTGGCGCGACAAGCAGACCGGCGAGCGGAAAGAAAAGACTGAGTGGCATACAGTTGTCATCTTCAACCAGGCGCTGGCCAAGACGGCGGAACAATATCTGTCCAAGGGAAACATAGTTTTCATCGCCGGCAAAAGCCGCACGCGCAAGTGGGAAGATCAGCAGGGCAACACCCGCTATTCCACGGAACTCGTGCTGGAAAGCTTTGGTGGCGAATTGAAGCTCATGCCGCAGGGCAATGGCGGCGGACGCGGCCCTTCCAGCGAGGACGATTACGGCGAGCAAAGCTCCCGTAACCAGTCGAGCCAGACCGCGAACCAACAGGGCGGTGGCTACAACCCAGCTTTGGATGACGAAATCCCATTCGCGCCTGAATGGCGCGGATAACGGGCGGCTCACGCCCTTCAACCAGCAGAGGAAACCATGCAACGCATCCGCGATTCCAACACCATCATCGGCCTTCTGGAAAATGGCGAACTGGCGCAGCGCCTGACCACCGAAATGATGGACACACTTGCCGCCTTGCAGGAACACACCGGCGGTCGGCCCAAGGTCAAGGCCAAGGGTTCCGTTTCGCTCAAGCTCAATATCGAAGTGGTTGACGGCACCGTCACCATCGAAGCGGAAACCAGTTCCAAGCGTCCGAAGCCGGTTCACGGTTCGTCGTTCTACTGGCTTCTGGATGACGGCTCACTTTCCACCCAGCACCCCAAGCAAATCGACATGTTCGGCGGTCCTCGCGATGCATCGCGCGGCGTCACCGACGTCATCCACGGCTAAATCACTCCAACCAACAGGATCTATTATGTCCGAGAATACCGCAACTTCCGAACTTCTGCCGATTACTCCGAAGGGCTTTGATATTCGAGCCGCAGCCGAACTTGGCGCGCGCGCAGAAGGTGCCGAACTGGTCACTATCCAGACCAACGAGCAGATGGTCGGCCTGCCGAAATCAGTCCCGGCTTTATTGACACGGGGTGAAGAGCCCGGCATCGAAAGCGTTTCCAAGCTGCTCGAAGAGCACCGTTTGCACCCGGTGCGCAAAAAGGGCACGGCCCACGCGCAGACGCTGGAATCGCTGATTGGTCTCTCCAATCGCCATAAGACCGAAAATTCCGTCGTGTTTGTCGATCTCAATTGGAAGAAGCCATCCATGACGACTGTCATCGACTATCACGAAGCCAAAAACGGCGGCATTGCTGACTTTCTATCCCATCGCATCCATTACGAGTTCCCGCTGTCCGAAGAGTGGAAAATCTGGCTCAGCAAGGATGGCGAGTTCATGGAGCAGGAGAAATTCGCCTACTTCCTTGAAGATCGTATTCCCGATCTGGCGTCACCGTCCGACGCTGATGTCGCCAGCATCCAACGTGATTTCTCCTGCACCGTCGCCAACCCCAACCAGTTGGTCGAGCTTTCACGCAAGATGCAGGTCAATGTGGAATCCAAGGTCAAGGTCAATCACACCCTGCAATCTGGTGAGCGCCAGCTGCAATGGGAAGAAAACCATGTTGGCGCCGATGGCAAGGCCATCACTGTGCCGGGCATGTTTATCCTGTCGATCCCGGTTTTCTTCATGGGTGACAAGGTGCGCATCCCGGTTCGCCTGCGCTATCGTGTCAGCGGCGGCAGTGTCTATTGGTGTTATCAGATTTACCGCCCTGACCAGATCATTACCGAGCACCTGGAGCAGTCGGTCACCGACATTAAAAAGGCAACCGAACTGCCATGCTTCGCGGGCAAGCCGGAGGGTTCGGCGTGACTGCGGTTTCATTCGCCATAGAAAGGGGAGCTTTGCTCCCCGCACTGGCGGCGGTGAACCGCGCCGTTGAAAAGCGCAACACGATCCCGATTCTCGGTAACGTGTTGCTTAAGGTCGAGGACGGCCACCTGTGCGTCACCGGCACGAACCTTGATATCGAGGTCCAGGCGGTCGCAAAGCAGGAAGGCTTGCCCAACATCGCGCCATTCACCGTGCAATCGGGCTTGCTGCACGATGCCGTCAAGAAATTCGCCGATGGCAGCAGGGTCGAACTTGAAGGCGACCAGACCCATGTAAATATCAAGTCCGGACGCTCGCGCTTTCGTTTGCAGGTGCTGCCGGCTTCGGACTTCCCAGAAATGGCAGTGGATGATTTCACTCACGAGTTTTCCATCGCAGGTAGCACGCTCGCACGTGTCCTTGCCACGGTCGGCTTCGCAATCTCGACCGAGGAAACGCGCTATTATCTCAATGGCGTATTCATGCACCGCGACAGGGAACATCTGGCGTTCGTTGCGACCGATGGCCACCGGCTCGCGCTCGTGAAACTGGATGCCCCGGCGGGAAGCGACGGCGTTCCCGGCATCATCATTCCGCGCCGCACCGTTGCCTTGCTTCAGCACTTCGCTGAAGGTGATGAGGATATCGTTCTTAAACTGTCCGAACGCAAGATGCGCATCGTCCTGCCGGATGGCACTGCCATCACATCAAAGCTGATTGACGGCACCTATCCGGACTATCAGCGCGTGATTCCGACGAGCAACGACAAATCCTACACCGTTGACCGCGCCGGACTTGCGGACGCCATCAATCGGGTCAGCACGGTTTCGAGCGAGCGCGGGCGCGCCGTGAAATTCAGCTTCGGCCAGTCCGAATTGAAAATGGAAGTCAACAATCCCGACAGCGGTCAGGCCGAGGACAGCATTGTTATCAGTGAAGGTCACGACGATGAAGTGACCATCGGATTCAATCACAAATACTGCCTCGACGTTCTGGGCGCTGTGTCTGCCAAGGAAATGCGGTTCGAACTCAGCGACCCCGGCGCACCGTGCAAGGTTTCGCCCGTCGGGGCCGAGGATGGCTACGTGCCACCGCTTTTCGTCATCATGCCGATGCGGGTTTAGGGAGCGATTATGAAATTCATTCTTCCAGAAGATCTACCTCAGCTGGCGCTGTCGGTTCGCCAGCCTTGGGTTCACTGTATTTTTCATCTTGGAAAGCCGGTCGAAAATCGCACCAGGAACACACGCATTCGCGGGGCGGTTTGCATCCACGCTTCCAAGGGAATGACGCACGACGAGTATGAAGACTGCCGGTCCTTGGCCTATCAAATAGGCCAGAAGGATGATGCAACCCGCGAATTGCTGCTTAAGCATCCCGTGCCAGCGCTTCGCTCGATTCCGCGCGGCTTCATCGTTGGCACTGTTGATATCGTGGACGTCGTTCGCCGCTCAAACGATCCGTGGTTTTTCGGTCCCTATGGCTTCGTGCTGGAAAATCCGCGCTTGTTAGAAAAGCCAATTCCCTGCAACGGAGCGTTAGGGTTCTTCGATTGGCGCCAGAAACGATCAACGGGGGTCTCGCGATGAGCCCGTCACAAACTCAGATATGGGTCGAACACGAGAACCCCAACAACTGGTCGGTCGATACCGGCGGCAGCAACACCTATACGTTTATAGGCCCAGAGGACGGCCATCCAGTAGCGGCCGTCATTGTACCGCGTGCCTTCGGCGCGGATCACATACTGGATAGGTATGTCGAGCGCATTCTGACCTCATGTAATTCACACGATACGCTTTTGAGAGCGCTGCGAAGTGCAAGAGCGGTTATTCAAGAGGACAGGGACGAAGTCCATGCAAGCGTCACCGTAGGTGGCGATTCTTCAACGATCGCCGATATGGATCAACCAACCATTGATAGGTTGGACGCCGTGCTTTCAGAGATCGACGCGGCCCTTTCTCAAGGGGAGTTGAGCGATCATGGCTGACAAAACTCACATCGAATGGACGGATGCCACTTGGAATCCGATCACCGGATGCAGCGTCGTCTCGCCCGGTTGCACGAATTGCTATGCCATGAAGCTCGCCGGCACCCGCCTGCAGCATCATCCCTCGCGTGCCGGACTGACTGTCGCCACGAAGTCAGGGCCGGTTTGGAATGGCAAAGTTCGGCTTAACCGCGAATGGCTCGCCCAGCCGCTTGAATGGAAAAAGCCCCGCATGGTGTTCGTCTGCGCGCATGGCGATCTTTTCCATGAAGACGTTCCGGACGAATGGATACTGGACGTTTTCACTGTCATGGCGATCGCTCAACAACACACCTTCCAGGTGTTGACTAAGCGCACCGACCGGATGCGGGATTTTCTCTCGCGGCATGAAGGTGATTTGCTCGAAGAAATTTATGCCAATTGGTACACTTTCAGCGGCAGCGCCAGAGAGGTCTGGTCATGGCCGTTACCGAATGTCTGGCTGGGCGTATCTGTTGAAGATCAGAAACGCGCTGATGAACGCATCCCGGCACTGCTCAACACGCCGGCGGCAATTCGCTGGGTTAGTGCCGAGCCATTACTCGGGCCACTTAATTTGAATTCAATGCGGGGTGGAACCCAATGGATCGGCGGTCAGCGTGGATGCGGCGGCACTCATAGCCATGGCGGTCGTGCGGGGCAAATCATTCACGGTGTGATGCACAGGTCTGACCCGTCAGTCGCTCACCATCACCACGACGAACGTTGTGCGCCCGGTCTGGATTGGGTCGTGGTAGGCGGCGAGAGCGGGAAAGGTGCGCGCCCTATGCACCCGGATTGGGTTCGATCTCTGCGCGATCAGTGCGCGGCGGCCGGCGTTCCGTTCTTTTTCAAGCAATGGGGCAATTATGCACCGCTACGCGGCGCAACGCCGCCAGAGACCATGTTTCACGCGACCAAAAAAATAGCCGGTCGGGTTTTGGATGGCATCGAACACAGCGCTATGCCGGGAGCAGTGTGCCATGGCTGATCGATCCCGAAAGATCAGGCCGGGCAGTCGGCTGCAAAACCGTGAAACGAAACACCCAGCACGTGTGATGACGATTGCCGAGGGCTGGGCCATGGTGCGCCCAACGAGCGCACAGCCCATCCTCATCAACATGCGCGAGCTTCATCTGAAATATGAGGTGACGAAATGGTAGCGATAGGCGAACCTGCCCGTATTATATACACCAATTATCGTGGCGAAACCTCTGAGCGCACCATCACGCCGAAGCGGGTATGGTATGGCATCAGCGATTGGCATTCCGAGCCGCAATGGTTCGTGACCGCTTTCGACCACGACAAGAATGCCGACCGTGATTTCGCGCTGTGCGATTTCGGCCATTCCACGTCGCCCAACACGCGAGAACACGCGTGGGAGGAAGATCGCGCAGAACAATTTATCCAAGCTGCTATTGATACAGCCCCAGAGCCATTGCGCAGACTGGGTGAGTGGCTTGCATACAAGCTTGATGACGATGAGTGGAAAACCGCGGATCGTCTAATCACTGGTGCCGCCGTATCGCTACGCGCCCTCCATTCAGCCCCCGATCAGGCCGACGCGGTTAAACCTGACGAGGGGGATGGGGTGCATTCTGCGGCTATTTCGAACTTGATTGAAGCGGCGAAGGAAGAGGCAGCGAAGGCAATGCGGAAATTCCCGCAGCCGAATTATGTAATCTCAAAATTAGCCGAAGAGGCTGGAGAAGTCGTAAAAGCAGCAATCCATTGCGCAGAAGGCCGGGAAAATCCAGAAGCGGTCATCTCAGAAATCAAGCAGACATTTGCGATGCTTTTCCGTCTGTTGTTGGAAGGTGATGGTGTGCATGGATTGTCGCCGCTGCTTCCCTCGGCACAAACATCGGAGGCGTGAAGATGAATCTCAAGTTTGACAGCGTTTCCGATGATACACCGCTCCGGCTTGAACATGCTGTTCGCCTCGCATTTCCCGACGGCAGCATGAAAGCTGCCGGGCTTCGGAAGGAACGCGATGCTGGACGATTGCAAACAGAACTGATCGCAGGCAAAGAGTATGTAACGCTAGCTGCTATCAGGGAGATGCGTGAATTATGTCGCGGACGTCGAAAGGTGCGCGCCTCGTCTGGCGCGACGAGAGCCGGAAAAGCGATGGCTCTCTCAGAAACCGCGCCGGGTGGTTCATCCGCGACGGGCAAAAATTCATCAGCGTTGGCAGCGGCGAGACAAGCCGTGAGCGCGCTGAAATCGCGCTCGCAGCCTACATCAACGAAAAATACCAGCCAGCGAGAGAGAGGGGACGTGACCCCGATCAGATCCTGATTGCCGATGTCGTCAATGTTTATTTGACGGATGTTGCAACCAAGCATGCGCGACCTGGCGAGACTGCGGCACGGATTGAAACCATCTTGGATTTCTTTGGCGAAAAGATGCTGGGCGTGGTCAACGGAAAATTGTGCCGTGACTTTATCGCTCAGTCCTCGACCGAAGCGGCCGCACGGCGACAACTCGAAGATTTGCGCTCGGCTATCAATTACTACCATAAGGAGGGCTACGCGACCTCCGCTCCGAAAATCACCCTTCCTGATAAAGCCCAACGACGAGAACGATGGCTTACCCGTTCCGAAGCAGCGAAGCTAATCTGGGCTGCATGGCGGATGTCGCAACGCGCGCCCTCGGGCGACGGCAGTCTTCGCCGTACCGGCAGGCACCTTGCCAGGTTCATGCTGGTTGCGCTTTATACCGGCACCCGCTCGGCGGCAATTTGTGGAGCAGCAATCCGACCGACAGAAGGCCAAGGTTATGTCGATCTGGAGCGCGGCGTGTTTTATCGCCGGGCAGAAGGCGCGAAGGAAACCAAAAAGCGGCAACCGCCAGTACGGCTACCTGATCGGCTTCTGGCGCATTTGAGACGTTGGGCCACGACGGAACTGGAAATTCATACGAAGGGCCGCGCCAAGAGCAAAAATATCGGGCGGAAAATCTCTCATGACTTTGTCGTTGAATGGAACGGAAAACCAGTCAATTCAATCAAAAAAGGCTTTCGCAGTGCTCGCAAGATTGCGGGTCTCGGGGAGGATGTTACCCCGCACATCTTCCGCCACACAGCTGCGACATGGCTGATGATGGCCGGAACGGATGTATGGCAGTCCGCAGGCTTTTTGGGGATGACAGTTGAAACGTTGGTGCAAACTTACGGGCATCACCATCCCGATTTCCAGATTGATGCAGCCGAAAAGATAACGGCGAAGCATGGTGCTGCGCGCCGACCTAAAAACGTTGTGAGCATCAACGATGCACAGACAGGGAACAAAGCGGATTCTCCCCACAGTTTCCCCACAGATAAAACGGAAATAAGGGTGAATAAGCGCGGTTAA